TCTTCTCGGGGACTCTTCTCGGGTACTCTTCTCGGGGATAAAAAAAAAAAAAACCGACCGACACTAAAGTCTAAGGTATACTGAGCCGAAAACAAAATGGCAAACATGCACAACAACACAAAACCGGGCCTCTCGGCCCAAGATCGGCTCGCCATCGTCTTGCATCGACACAAGGACAGGCGCGGGTTCCCGACGATCCGCGTCAGTGTCGCGCAACAAAACTCGGTCCGCTACCCATACTGGGCTGCGGTGCGCTACCGTGTCACGCTGACCGTGGACGGCGAGCCGCAGCACAAGGCGATGGAACGCGCCGCCCGCACGCGACGATCGGTAGCCGGCGCGGCGCGGGACGCAGAAGCCACGGGACGCTACATCATGCAGCGCGGCCCCGGTCGCTTGACCGAGCTCGAAGCCGCGGAATTGTTGGATTCCGAGGAATTCCAGGCATGGGCTTTCGGAGAAACGTCATGACACAACACTACTTGACGTCGCCGAAGTTCGAGAGTGAGACTCGCGTCGAAGCGAGAGACGTCCTATTCCGTGTCGAGGAAATCGAGGCAGAGGGGACTGCCGCGAGGGACTCGGCAGACGGATTCTACGTGATCCGCTTCCTACACCGCGGCTACGGTGCCGGACCGACCCGCGTTGTCGTGCGCGCACCCGACCCGGACGTGGCCCAGGCGATTGTCATCGGTTCCGGCATGGCCGTGCCCGGCACGGTCCACGATGCCGAACCGGCCGGGCCGATCGACGCGGAACTGGTCAATGAGACGAGAGAGGGCATCTACCCGGTGGGGGCCTTGGACGTATGAACTACCACGACAGGATCCGAAAATGAACGACGCCGAAATCCTGCGCTCGATCGCGCAGAACGACTACATGATCGACGGACACTTCTTGCCCGCGGGCGAGGACTTGTGCCGCATCGCGGACCGCCTGGAGGGACTCGTCCGCCGGATCCTCGCCGAGCACCCGGGCGAGGGCGCCGGGGCCCTGATCGCGCGCATCCGCGTCGCGGAGGGGGCCCTTTCGGACTCGAAACCCGGACTCGCTACGGTCCAATGCCGTTGCGGTCGATACTACCATGCCACGCACCGAACCATGGTGCGGTGCATGCGATTCCTACGTCTATAACAAGCGCACGGGGAAATGGGAGCCCAGGCGATGAAACGCGAACGATGCAACGGATGCCGGCTCAAGCCGATGCACCCGAACACAATCGTGGCTTGCGATGCGGCGACGAACTTGTGGCTAGTCAACCACGGGGCCGAAATCGGATGGTCGGTCGAGGCCCGCGCACATCTGGCGGCGCGTATCTGCAATGTCTGCGGCCGTGCGATTGACAAGCGAAGGAAGGCCCTACGGCCGGACTCCGATTGCGGACTCAGACCACAATGAAAATCAAAGTCAAAGGAACCCCGGCACAAGCGATGGCGACCGCCCAGAAATGGGGTGTCGATGCCGTCGTTATGGGCGAGCAAACCGATCCGGTAACGGGCGGGACCGAAACAACGTTGCGGATCCCCAAGCGTTCGCACGATGCGGCGCGCCGGTGGGCGGCCGACGCTGACGATACATTCCCGGTGGGGGTCGTTGTCAATGGCTACGACTAAGCACTACGTTTGCATCGCCTGCAAGTCCCGGCGCGAGTCCGTGGCCGGGCGATGCCCGGACTGCGGCGCCTGTGACTACGCGAGCCGCATTCTGCAACACAATTTAGAGGACTACATGCGAGGACTCGACAAGGGGATGCTGCCGCGGAGCCTGTGCGTCGAGCCCGACTACGGAGGCTACTTTCGCGTGGTGGATTGCGAGACAGGCGCGCGCCTGTTTTGCGGACTGAACACAGAACGGGATGCTGAGGATTGGATCCGAAAGCATGGACACTTTGTCACCCGTTCCGAGGCAGACGTTTTGAGGCTTTTCACATGAAGACGATCCGTGTCACGTTCTCGTTGCGTTCCTTCTTCGTCGGCATCGCGGCGGGGGCCACTGTGCTGCTCCTGTGCGGTTGCACCGGTCCCGTGCGCACGTCGGCCGGTATCGGCGCGAGCCGCACCACCGGCAAGGCGCAGGGTGAGTCCCTGACCGGTGACGGCATGGCCGTCGCCTTGCGGGGCGAGCTGGTGCAGCCCTTGTCCTACCTGAAGGACTTCGAGGTAGGACTGCGCGCGGGGATCGTTGGCCACGACGCGATGGCGAAGCCGGACGGCGTCGACGTCGACGCGGAAGCCGGGGAACTGTCGCTCGCTGGCGTGGTGCGAGGCTACGTGCCGTTCGGCGGAATCTCGTTCTACGGCGAGGGATTCGCCGGCTACGCCCACAACTGGGGCACCGTGGTCGGTGGCCCGATCGACGTGGCCGATGACGGCGGAGGATTGCTGGTCGGCGCGGGCGCGGGCGTTCAGTGGCAGAACGGACTGCACTTCGGGATCGAGTGGTCCCGCCGGGACTTCGATCTGGGGCCCGACGTGCAGATTCAGACGGATGACTTGATGTTCGTGTTCGGTGGTGTGCTACGATTCTGACACGCCGAATGCTGCCCGTCTTCCTTGCTCCCGGGCCCACGCTGCGCGGGCTCGTTTCCCTCGACGATTCCGGCCTCGATGGCCGGGGTCGCGACGGGAACCCCGTGCAGCGCCTCCTACTCCTCCGGGATCTGGCCAGCCTGTTCGAGGAAGACGAACGCACCGATGCGCACGCCGTTGCCTACTGCATCCTTCAGGATGGCGAGCTTGTCGAGCAGCAACCTCGATTGACCAAGGAGATTCTCCCCGTCCTCCTGGCAAGAGGATTCCGTGTCGAGTGTCATACCGTCTGGATCGATTTCGACCTGAAGGACTACCTCAAGCGCCCTGGCAAGGTGAAATGGACGGAACTGACTGAGGTCGAGGACGCTGCCATTTGGACTGCGGTCGAGGACGCGCACGAGCGGCTCGCTGCGAAGGGCATGGCGTGGACTGCCTACTACACGACCCAGTCGGGGCTCCGGTTCGTGCATGCTCTGGCTCTGCCTGTTCCGGCAGGTGACGGCTACAAGGGTCTGCTAGCTCGATTCCACGCGGCTTACCAGCTCGCTGGGTTGCCTGTTGACGGAGCATGCCGCGACTGGACGCGGCTCTATCGGGCACCCCGAGTGAATCGGGATGGACTAGCAACCTCAAACCAGCCGTGGTTCTTTTCGCAGATCGATTTGGACGACGATACCTGCTACTACGTGCCGAAGGATGAAGAGCTCGTCGCCGTCGATTCTGGCCCCGTAGTGCAGGTCGTGCGCACCGAGCGCCAGCGACCGGACCCCGAGGAAGCCCGGGGACTCGTCGAGTTCCTGAGCGAAAACAACCGCTGGCAGATGACCGTCGCCGGGAAAGCGGCAAAGACTGTGCTGAAGGACGCTCGGGCGTTCGATTGGATCTATAACCACCTCCCGCTCGCGCGCGAAGGTCGCCGACACGATATGCTGACGAAGGCCGTCGGCGAGGTGGTCGGCACGCTACACGGTCACGAGTGGGCCACTCCCGAGCTGGTCTACGGCTTGCTCTATGAGCCCGCTGGCCGAATCGGAGAAGACGAGGATTGGACCGGCAAGGTATGGGAAATGACCTGCACCTTCTGGGACCGCGAGACAGGACGCAAGGCCACGAAAGCAGCCCAGGTCGAAGAGCGCGTGCGAAAGACGGAGACCGTTCGGGAAACCGAACGGGAGCGATTTCTTCGCGGAGTGCGTGAATGGCTCCCCCAAGTTCATGGCATGGAGGACGAGGCCGCGATCGAATACGTGCGGCTGAACCGTTACGGAATTGTCATGGATGCTCGGCGAGACCTGTTCCATATCTTGCTGCCGAGCGGCTACTACGACGACCACGTCTGCTCGTCGGCGGCGCTGCCGAAGGTGATCGAACAGCGTGGGATGCAGTGGCTCGTCCCTGTCGAAGAGGCCCGCGACGACGGACGCGGCAATGTGACCTACATCCCGGTGTCGCCCTTGCGTTTGGTGCAGCGCCATGCCCGCGTCTACACGGCCGAACAGATCCGCCTTGACCGGCGCGCGAGCTACCTGCAAACCGATTGGCAAGGGCGTGATATCTATGTCGATGTGCCTTTCGCCTTACGCGACGACGTGCAGCCCGAGCGCGTGGAGACCATCTACCAGTCCTGGCTCGCGGCCGCCGGAGGCGATCGCGATCGCTGCGACGAGATGCTTCGGGCGTTGGGCTCCCTGTTACTGTTCCAATACGGACCGACCGCGGCGGTGCTGCTCTGGGGCGAAGGCAATGCTGGCAAAAGTCTGACCGCCACCGGCCTCGCCGAGTGCATCACGACACGCTGCGTCGCGGACGGCGCGTCTCTCGTCGACAATTTCAATGACTCGCTACGCCGCTCCCCGATCATCCATGTCGAGGAGGCCCCGGACCGCGGGAACAAAGGGATCGATTCCGCGGCCGCGCTGCGTCGCATCATCACCGCGCCCTACATCTCAATCGAGCAGAAGGGCAAGGACAAGATGCTCATGCAGGGCGTCCACCGGGTGCTGATGACGAGCAACTCGAAGGACATGATCCGGCGGCTGCTCGGGAATCAGGCGCGCACGGCGAGCGACTGGCGTGCCGTCGGCGAGCGTCTCGCGGAGTTCCACATCGACAACGCCGCGCAGCGGTGGTTCATGGAGCACAACCAAGGCTGGCACGAGACGCGGAAGTGGATCGGGACGCATGGGCGGACCGGCCTCTACGCGAAGTTCTGGTTCTGGGTGCTCCGGGACCTGATCGAGTGGAAGGACGGTAAGCCCATCATGCGCGGGCGCCGGCTTCTCTATGAGGGCAACTGCGGCAGCTACACAATTCGTCAGATGGAAGCGAACTCCGGTGGAGTGCCGGACGTTGTCTGCGCCATCAACCGCCTAATTTCTGAGACAGGAAAGCCGAAAGTCGCCCTGCACGAAGGCAAGATCTATCTCACGACCCAGGCCGTGCTCCAGGAAGCGGTCGAGAACGGCAAGATTCGCATGGACGAGGCCCGCATGGCGTTGGAGTCGCTGCTCGACCACGAGCAGCCCGAGACCCGCCTGTCGATCCGTGGCCATCAAGCTCGTTGGCGCATCATGGACGCCGCCAAAATCCTGACCATCATCGAGATGCACGCCGTCCCGTCTAAAGCATTTGAGGTGCTAAAGAAATGAAAGACTTCCAGCCCCTGCTCGCCGCGACCTGCGACGACTTCTCCGCTTTGCGTTACCCGTTGCTCGCGAGTCCGAAGCTCGACGGCATCCGTTGCGTCAAGCTCGACGGCCGCGCGCTGACCCGGAAGCTGAAGCCGGTTCCGAACACCTTCGTGCGCGCGTGGGTCGAGCGGTTCCTCCCTGACGGGATCGACGGGGAACTGATGCTACGCGACCACCGCATCCCGTTCAACGATGTGTCGAGCGCGATCATGTCCAAGGAGGGGGAGCCGAACTTCGTGTTCATGGCGTTCGATCTCGCGCAGATGTCTGCCCTCGGGGAGAATGATCGAGAGCCCCCCTTCCGGGTCCGCCTCGAAATCCTGAGGAACTGGGCAATCTCCGAGGTGGGTCCTCTGCTCAAGCACTTCTGCATGATCGGGCACGAGCGCGTCGAGACCGAGGACGAGCTTCGGGCCGTCGTCGCACGCCATTTGGACGCCGGCTACGAAGGGACCATGGTCCGGGATCCGGCCGGTCGCTACAAGTTCGGGCGCAGCACGGTCAAGGAGGGCATCCTCCTGAAGATCAAGCCCTGGCACGACGAGGAGGCGACCGTGATCGGCGTCGTCGAGCAGATGCGCAACACGAACGAGGCCAAGATCGACAACCTAGGGCGGACCACGAGGTCATCTGCGAAGGCCGGCAAGGTTGGCAAGGGCGTGCTCGGGGCCCTAGAGTGCGTGACCGAGGACGGCGCCGAGTTCGAGATCGGCACCGGGTTCACGAACTCGCAGCGCGAGACGTTCTGGCGTGGCTGGCTCGCCGGTGGCCTCATCGGGCAGCAAGTCAAGTTCCGGCACCTCGGCCGCTTCCCCGACACGAGGGTCCCGCGCGGGCCCGTGTTCCTCGGTTGGCGGAAGGACTGATGGACACTTTCCCATGTGAAATGTGTCGAGTAACTGGGCGCAAGAAGCTGCGCCAGCGAGCCCGCGGCAAAGGGACCCGTTATGGGCAGTGCCCGTATTGCCACGGAGCAGGGCACAGGCCCCGCACTTTATGTGTCGTCGAGTGCGAGATCCCGGAGCTGAACTATCAGATGGTGCGTATCTTTTTCACTGGCAAGAACGAGGACTGATGTGGCCAAGCGCAACTGGGACAAGACGATCTTCGCGCAATACCTGCACGTCTCCTCGCCGTCGCAGCTCGCGGACTACCTGGACTGCCCGCGCAAGTGGTGGTTCCGCCGCTGCGTCCGCCTGCCTGAGCGGGACGGCCAGAAGAAGTTCGTCTTCGGGAATTGCCTCGACGAGGTCGCGAACCGTTGGCTCTCGGCGGACGACAACGGCCGCGGTCCCGATGGGAAGCCTGTCGATCTCTACCCCGAGGGCTGGTCAGAAGGGTTGGAGCGCGTCGAGGCCGTCCTGGTGCGCATGCTGGTCGAGAAGGGGATCTCGGACGGGACTTTGCGCCGGGTGCCCGGTCGGAAGATCCAGGCCGAATACACGACGAAGGTTCTGGAGGGCATCTGCACCACCGGGGCCATGGACATGGTCTCCCCCGAGGGTGTCGAGGATAACAAGACCACTTCTTCGCTCCGTTGGGCGATGACGCAAAAGGACCTTGCCGCCGACCCGAAGATGCTCTGCTATGCCAAGGAATGGCTCCGCGAGCACCCTGAAGCCGCCCAGGTCAAGCTCCGGCTCAATTACTTCGTGAAGGACGCGGAACAGCCGGCCACGAAGTGGGTCGAGGTCTTGGTCCCGGCCGCGGCCGTTGAAGATTTCTGGAAAAAAACGAGTTTACCCGCGCATCAGGGTATGCTGGATCTGAAAGCGGCCAAGATCCCGGAGCTCCAGTGGCGCCGGGTGACCGGACCGCAGAGTCAAAACACCTGTCGGAAATACGGAGGCTGCCCGTTCGCCCGCATCTGCGGGGGCTGTCAGACCCCGGCCGCTTACAAGGCGGAAATCGATCGCATCAACCTCAAGAAACAGCCCATGTCCATCTTCGGAAAGAAGTCTCCCGCACCTCAGACCCCGCCACCCGCCGTGACGCCCGAAGCGAAGCCCGAGCCCGTTGCACCTTCGACCCCGAACGCTCCGTGGGCCGTCGAGGGCTGCGCCGCCTGCAAGGGTCGCGGCATCAACAAGGCCGGCAACCCGTGCATGGCGTGCTACCACATCCGGAAGCGCCGCGGGGAGAGCACCGTCGACGACTTCGATGTCTCGCACGACGAGGCCGGAAACCTTGTGTGGAAGGCGAAGTCGGAGGCAGTTCCGCAGGCCCAGGCCCCGGCCGCTGTCGAAGGCAAAGCCCAGGTCGTGGCCCCGCCGAAGACGAAGCGAGCGAAGCCCCCGAAGGCGATCGAGCCCGAAATCAAGGAAGCCCCGGCTCCCCAACTCCAGGAGGCCGTAACCTCAGAGCCCCGGGGCTTCCGCCTCTTCCTCAACGCGCTGCCCATCGGCCAAGAGTTCGTGGACGCCGGCGAGCTGCTCGGGCGCGAGGGCGCCGAGCTGGCCGAGGCCCAGGGCGTCAAGTCCTACTACGAACTGGATGCTTTCAAGCGCCGGGATGCAATCGCCGCGCAGGCCAGCGCCATTGCGACCGAGCTGGCCGGCAAGGCGCTCGTGGTCGTGGGTGGCGGCCAGGATTTGAAGGCCCTGATCGAGGCTCTGCGCCCCTTCGCCGCCGAGGTGGTGCAGGGTGTCTTCTAGACGCCAGAACTTCCGCGCGGGCACCCTGCTCTTCGATCCGCAGATCAGGCGGGTCTACGCGGTCGAGCGTCTGGAAGACGGTCGATATCTGCTACGCAGTCTCGATGCCTTGAACCCCGGCACCCCGAAATCCGCTTCGTTCATCCATCTTCAGATCGAGGACGGTTACTTGCAGAAGATCACCCCGAGAGACTATCGAAATGGAACCTACTGATTTCACGTTCGCGATGCTTGCGAAGGCCATAGCCGCTGCCGGCGGCGCGGTTCACATCACCGCGCAGGAGATCCTGCGTATGAACGCAGCCTATGCTATCGACATGAAGGACGATGGCTATGGTGGTCAGATCCTGACCTTGGTCGAGCGCCCGCACTCGCTCGACGAGATCCTCATTCGCGAGCCCCAGGACGAGGCCCGATGAACTCTGACCAGAACATCCGCACGAACCTGATGGACGTGCAGCTCTACTTCCTGAAGGCCGCCCTCCTCAAGCTCGGCCATCCACTGACGATCTTGCCGAGCGAATCCGGGCGGATCGAGGCGGCCGACGTCAAGATGACGCGGCGACTCGACGGTTCAGTGCTCCTCGAACTCGTCGAGGGAGCCGACCCGAACAGCTCGAAGATCCTCCTCCCCACCGGTCGCAGTCCGCTCACCTTGTTGTGATCGCGAAGCGCCCAGGCGGCGCCTCTCCCGAACAACTGGAGATGGCGCGGATCGTGAGCCTGCCCCTGGAGGGCATGCCCGATTCCGAGGCCGTGGAGATCTTCTGCTTTGACCAGATGCTGGCGTCGAGCTACGATGCCGGAGAGCGCCTGTGGCCGACCCAGGTAGCGGCCGTTGACGCCTACCAGCGACATGGCGGCGGGATCTTCCCGATCGGCGTCGGATGGGGCAAGACGGGGATCTCGCTGATGATCGCCGAGTCGGCCTATCGCGCCGGTGCTCGCAAGATCATGCTCCTGGTGCCTCCGCAGCTCGTCCCGGGGCTCGTGAAGCGGCACATCCCCGAGTGGCGCCGGCGCGTGCCGATGTCAGTCCCGTTCCACTTCCTCGCCGGTCGCGCCGCGAGCGCACGGGCCAGCATCGTGCAGTCGCAGGCCCCGGGAGTCTACGTCTATCCCTACTCGCTCCTCTCGGCCTCGGACGCCGTGGATCTGCTGGAGCAGATCGCTCCTGAGCTGGTGATCGCTGATGAAGCGCACAATTTGCGTAACCCGAAGGCGGCGAGGACGAAGAGGCTACTGCACTTCCTGCGCGAGCTGGAGCCGCGACCGCAACTGGTCGCAATGTCAGGCACGATTACCGCGAAAGCGATCGGCGACTACCACCATCTCGCGAGCCTCGCCCTCCGGGAGCAGTGCCCGATCCCGCGCACGTCGTCGATGGCGTTCTTCTGGGGTCAGATCCTCAACTCGGACGCGCCCGCGCCGACCGGCTACGCGAAGGGGCTGATGGCCCCGCTCCTCGGATGGGCGCGCCAGCACTTCCCCGACGAGACGTTCCGGCAGGACCAGACCGAGAGTTACCGCCGTGCCTACCGCCACCGTCTGACCTCCGCCCCCGGCGTGGTGGCGACCGGCGACGAGGAGATCGGCGTCTCGCTGAGGATCGAGAACGTCGAGTTCCCAGGCCCAGGGCCGCAGATCGTCGAGCATCTGCGCCGACTGAAGGACGAGATGGTCACGCCCCAAGGCGAGCCCATCGATCACGCGATCCATACGTTCAAGTGGGCCTACGAGCTTTCGGCCGGTTTCTACAACTCCCTCGTCTGGCCGACCGAGGAGGAGTTGATGAAGCACCGCAGGGTCTCGCAGCCCGAGGCCGAACTGCTTCTCGTCCGCGCGCGACAACACCAGCGCGCCGTGCAGGACTACCACAAGATCCTCCGCGACTTCTTCGATGGCTCGCCGCCCGGCCTGGATACTCCCCGAGAGGTAGGGCGCTCGATGTCCATGCACGGCGACAAGCACGTTGGCGCCACTGTCTATGGCGCATGGCTCGCCATGAAGGAGGCCGACTTCGAGGGCCGCCCGGAGCGATACAACAAACCTGTGCGGATTGATGACTGGAAGGTGCGGCAGGTCGTCGCCTGGGCTCAGGAGCGCGGCAAAGGGCTCGTCTGGGTCTATCACCAGGAGGTCGGGATCTGGCTCATGGAGGCCCTCAAGGAAGCTGACGTGCCCGCGCTGCACGCACCGGCCGGCGCCGACGACCTGATCGAGGAGATCGGCGACCCCGGCCGCGGAGGCAAGGGTGACGTCGTGGTGGTCGCCTCGATGCCGTCCCACGGGACGGGGCGAAACTTGCAGGCGTTCCAGGACCAGATCTTCATGCAGTGGCCTCGGTCGGCCCAGCTTGCGGAACAGACCCTCGGCCGCACGCACCGCAACGGGCAGCAAGCGGACGAGTTGGTGGCCCACACCCTCATGTCGATCGAGTTCGATCACGTCTGCCGGGCGGCCTGCCTGAACGACGCGATCTATATCCAACAAACCACCGGGGCCCGGCAGAAGATCGTCTACTGCGACTACGATCCCCTTCCCATGATCTACTCTCCCGAGTTCCTTCGCGAGCAGGGTGCGACGCCCGACATGCTCAACCGAGAGCAGCGAAAGATGCTGGAGTCCCTTTTTGGCCCAGAAATCGAGTAGGGGGCTCCAAGATGTGCTAGTATTCCCCGTTCGTTCGTTTTACTCAAACCCAAGAAGAAAGCAAGATGTCCAAGTTCACGCGGCCCGGCGGCGCCCAGCCCGCCATCTCCAAGCCCTCCGCGAAGCCCGCTTCGAAATACAAGAAGGCCAACCAGACCCAGCTCGGCGTCGAGGCCAACTACCAGCGCGCCGGCCGCTATCTGCTCATGATCGAGCGGATCGAGGAAGGTGTCACCCCGCGAGGCAAGGAAGACTTCGTTTCCGTCCACTCGGTCGTCCTGGCCGCTGACGGCTCCGAGCGCACGCCATTGGAGCAACGTTTTGGCGGGGCTCTCCACCGCGTAGGGGAAAGCACGAGCTGGTTCCAGAAGCTCAAGGGCGACTACTTCGACCAGAACATGCTGAAGTTCGCGATCGCCGCGTCCAACATGACCCAGGAGGAGATCGCAGCGGCCGAAGAAGAGTCCGGCACGACCATCATCGAAGAGATGGTCGGTTCCGAACAGCCGTTCGCCGGCGTCGTGCTCGAAGCCCACGTCACGATCCGCATCGGGAAGAAGGCGCGCGACGCCGGCAAGCCCGAGGACCAGCTCACTGCGGAGGACGTCTTCACGATGACCAACTGGGTGCGCCGCGTGCCCTACGACGAGCTCAAGGAGCTGGTCGAGGCCGAGACCCTCGCGCAGTTCCTGCCCGACCTCGACGCGAAGATCGTCGAGGAGACGAAGAGCTGATCGCATTCTCGCGGAGGGATGTCCTAGGACCGTAGGGGAGTGCTTGGCCGCATGGACGAGTCCCAGACACCTAGGCTCCGCAACCCCGGCGACGGGGAGGGCCGTGGAAATCGGCCTATTTGGATGGATAGCCCAAAGTAGAGGCAAGTCGATACAAAGACCTTCAGTGCTGGTGCAAGTCCAGCTCCATCCCTTCCTTTCACCAAAACCCAAAACATGACCACCGCGATCGAGACCGAGATTCGTGTTGGCGCCGTGTTCGGCTACCGCAAGGTGGTCGAAGTCACGACGCGCAACGTCTCCTACATCAACCTCAATGGCCGGAAGAACGCCAACGGCAAGCGCAACGAGCGTAAGCCGGTGATCGTGACGCGCTCGGAGTTCCGCGCGCTCGTCGGCCTCGACTGAATCCGGACGTCGGGTAACCGACAAGTCGGACACCCATCACACACCTTCCTGAGTTCCTAGGCTCTCGGGAAAAGGTGCGTCGCAAGTGAGCACACCGACAGGTCCGTGGAACTCGGACCCATTTTTCAAGATGACAACCCACAAGCCCGAAATCGAAGAGGCGCCGCCAAATCTGCCGGATCTGTGCCCTTGCTGTGAGAATTACGATGCCGACAGCATCTGCGACTCGTGCGGGCGTGCCATCTGTCAATTCTGTCTGACCGACTATGACGGTCTCTCGATTTGCCCCTTCTGCGAATAGACCATGCGCATACTTTCCCTCGACACCGAAACCTTCCTGATCGGTCCCGGCGCGATCGCCCCGAAGATGGTCTGCTTCTCGACCGCGGAGCGGATCAACGACCAGCTCGTGACTCACATCTCCGGAAACGGCGATGTAGATGTCGCATTGGCCCTGCGCTTGCTGTTCACCGACGAGAACGTGCGCCTCGTGCTGCACAACGCGGCCTACGACCTCACGGTCATCGCGACCAGCTACCCCGAATTGGAGCCGCTGATTTGGGATGCGCTGGAGGCCGGCCGGATCACCGACACGAAGATCCGCGAGCAACTTCTGAATCTGTCCACGCATGGCCACCTCGACTCGATCTTCTTGCCGGACGGCAGCGCGCAGACGCTCTCTTACTCACTCTCGACGCTCACGCTGAAGTGGCTCGGGATCGACACGTCGCACCTGAAAGAGGGCGATGACATCTGGCGCCTGAATTATCACACCCTCGATGGACTCCGCGCCGACCAATATCCCCGTGACGCACAGGACTACGCGCTCGGCGACGCGCAGCACACCCTCCAGGTCTACGAGGAGCAGGAACGCTCCAAGGAAGTCGAAGGCTCGACCGAAACAGAGTTCTTTCAGACGGCGGTCGACTTCGCATTGCGCTGGATCACGATCGCCGGCATGGCGGTCGACCCCGCGCGCTTCGCGGAAATGCAGGCCCACCTCGCCGAAGAGCTGTCCGAAGACAAGCTCCAGCCGCTGGTCGACGCCGGCATCATGCGCGCCGCCGAGCCGCCGCGCCCCTACGCGCGACAGGTGAAAAAGGTCGCTGAGCTGCTCCTGGAGTGGACCGGCCGGACCGACGGCAAGCCGGAGGACTTCCAGACCGAGCTGGAGGGCGCCGGTATCAAGTTCAAGGACGCCGAGCCCTCGGGCATCACGAAGGAGATGCTTCAGCGCCGGATCCTCGCCGTGCAGCTCTCACTTGCGTTTGGCGACTCGATCGAGCACTACCTCCCAATGGAGCTGGACGAGATGGTCGCGCTGTCCGAGGAGGCCGGAGTCAAGTTCAAGACCACGGATAAGGGCGGCGTCTCGACCGACTCCGAGGTCATCGCCGATGTCGCCGAGGCCGATGAAGTGCTGAACCTCTACCAGCACCGACAGTCGCTCCAGAAGCTGGTGAGCACCGAACTCCCGAGGATGATGTGGGAGGGCAAGGTCGCGCCGCGCGTCCACTGGCCCTTCAAGGTCCTACTTGAGACCGGTCGCACATCGTCGAGCGCCGACAAGCTGTTCCCGAGCGGGAACGGACAGCAGATCCATCCGAAGGTCCGTCCGATCTTCGTCCCTTCCAAGGGAGGTCTCTTTGTCTCGACGGACTACTCCACTCTGGAATTGGTCTGTGTTGCCCAGACGATGCTCGACAAGTTCGGCTATAGCAAGCATGCCGAGAAGATCAACGCAGGTTACGATCTGCACGCCTACCTCGGTGCCCAGCTCGCACTTAGGCTCTCGCCACACTTTCGCGAGCTGCTGAAGCTGGCCAGCGTGAACGCATCCGAAGCTGACGACTGCTACGAGCTGTTCCGCTCCCTGAAGCAGGACGAGCCCATCTTCTACAAGCACTGGCGCAAGTTCGCGAAGCCGATTGGCCTGGGTTTCCCTGGAGGTCTTGGCCCGTTCAAGATGCTCGCGCTCGCGAAGAAAACCTATGGCGTCAATATTGTCGAAGAGGCCGAGAAGCTCTTCGCGGAACATCCAGAGATTCTCGATCGGGATTCTGGCTCTGTTCGCTATTGGGCCAAGAAGCTCTACGGGATGCAGAAAGAGTCGTCGGACTGGACGCCAACGTTGAAAGGGATCGCACTAGCGAAGCTCCTGCGCGACGTCTGGTTCGATACTTACCCCGAGATGCGCGAGTATTTCGCGGCGCTGCAAGCAAGCTGCACAGACTTGAGGTTCGAGGAGGATTTCGATAACGATCGAGATTCGCTCTCCTATACCTCACCCTTCGGTATGTTGCGTGCAGGCTGCTCCTACACCGCGGCTGCCAACGGCGAGGCAATGCAGACTCCCGCCGCCGAGGGTTTCAAGGCCGCGTGCTTCCATCTCGTGAAGGAGTGTCGTCTCGGTCGGCTCAAGGGCCGAGCCCAGGTCGTCAACGAGATCCACGACGAGACGATCGTCGAAGTCTTCCGGGCCGAGGACGGGCACGACGTCGCGATGATCGTCAAGGAGGTTATGGAGGAGGCGATGAAGCTCGTGATCCGCGACGTCAAAGTGAAGGCCGAACCATGCCTGATGCTCCGATGGCACAAGGAGGCTGAGCCCGCCTATAAGGATGGCACGCTGGTTCCCTGGGAGCCCAAGCTCTGATCGGGTATACTTCCAGGAGTCGTGTGTCAGGTCGCTCGCGCGAGCAGGGGCGAGCGACTAACGGGTCCCGGACAAAATCCGGGGCCTGTTCTTTTTGATGGGGTAGGATCTCCTCATGAAACGTGCGATCCTTCCCTCCGCAGCCGTTCTTCTGGGCCTCTTCCTCGCGTGGTGTTACGCGCCAGAATCCGAGCCCTTCCATCCCGCCGAACTCGTATGCTTCCTGGATACCCCGACTGGGAACGGATCCGCGGTCCCGATCGCGGTCACACCCGAGGGCTTCACGGTGTTGCTGACCGCGCGGCACGTTGTCGAAGATTTGATCTTGCCAAGCGATCTGACCGTATCGCTGCGTCGGGGCTTGCCGGTGCCGGCCACTCGGGTCGAACCCTGCCCTGACCTGGATCTTGCCCTGATTTGGGTGCAAAAAGTCTGGCCGATCGTGCCTTTCGATCTGCAAGAGTTACATTTTGGTGACCGAGTGCAGGGCTCTGGCTACTTCTTCAACGGCCCCCTTATGGTTTCCGATGGAGTCCTCTCAGAACGAGACATCGCCTCGGTCGAGGCATTCCCGGGTTGCTCGGGAGGTGCGGTGCTTCGAGAGGGTCGCCTCGTGGGAATCATCCACTCGTCTGGTCGCGTGGGCGTGAAAGGAGGCATGGGTTCCGTCCCGGTCGGGGGCATCGCGATTTTTGTCAGCATTTCTGATGCCCTGCCTTGGATTCGTGCTACGCTGTAGTCGTGACCACGAAGGATACAAATCCCAAGGACGCGATCGGCTCCAGCAAGCCACCGCTCTCCACCATCCCCTGTCCAGTGCTGTTCGAGATCGGGGCGGGCATGCTCGAAGGGGCCTGCAAGTATCGCCGGCACAATTACCGGGTCGCGGGCGTCCGGACGTCGATCTACTACGACGCCGCGATGCGCCACTTGATGCGTTTCTGGGAGGGCGAGGACATCGACCCCGACTCCGGGCTGCACCACATCTCGAAGGCGATCGCCTCGCTGATCGTGCTGCGCGATTCGCAGATGATCGGCAACGTTGTCGACGATCGGCCCCCGATCTCGAACCCTGACTGGTTCGAGGAGGCCGAGCAGCGCGTGAAGAACGTGTTGGCTCGATTCCCGAATCCCCTGCCGCCCTTCACCGACAACAACAAGAACGACCTGCAATGATCTACCTCTCTGACTATACTGCCAATCAGCTCTTGAAGGAGCTGTCCGGCAAACCGTTCGATGCCAAACGCCGGACGTCTCGCCTTGTGGACCGCACCTACCGAGACTCGCGACCCTCGGAGACTGCGCGAGTCACGCCGCGCAGCGTGCGTGAATCGGAATGGGAGATCGGCCCTCCCGGCAAGTTCTACCTTGCCGGCCCGATGCGCGGCTATCCGTTTAGCAACTTCCCTGCGTTTTTGCTGGCCACTAGCGTCTTGAGGGCTCGTGGCTTCGAGATCTTGTCGCCGGCTGAGAAAGATCTGGAGGCCGGCTTCGATCCGACAAAGTCTGCTGCGGATCAGCAATTCGACATCGGCGCGGCGTTTCGCTGGGACTTCAGAATCCTCGTCGATTGCCGTGGAATCATACTGCTGCCGGGCTGGGAACGTTCGACCGGTGCGACTGCTGAGCGTCTCGTTGCGCAGCTCTCAGAACTCGAAATCTACTTCCTCGATCGGGACTTCAAACTGATCGAGGCCCCGGAAATGGACTACACTCTGACCTGGACGTCGAAGGCTCCAGCCGAACCGAAAACCAGCTTTATCTTGCCGCCATCATGATCTCCACCGACGATCCAGACTACGGGTCCGTTGAGGCTCTTCTCGGCTGGCTCCGCACCGTGGCCGATGCCAATAGTGGCGTGACCCGCATCCGGGTCTACGCCCACAACAAGCACACTGGCGACGACGTCGAGACGCCTGAGCCGCTCGATTGCCTCCCTCTCGAACTGCTGCTGCCTGAACTCGAAGCAATCTTCGAGACGGCGCGACGTTACAGGACCGTCCTCGACATCGCCCGAGACGTCTCCTCCATCATCCGTGGCGAAGATCCCTGACATGCACGACTGCACTGCCGCTGGGGCGCTCCAAGCGCAAGCCGTGGACCGTTTCCACAAGATCATCGAAAACATCACCCGCGAGCGCGCTCGTCAGGACGCGAAGTGGGGTGAGCAGAACCACCCGCCGCAGGACTGGCTCGCGATCCTCATGGAAGAGGTGGGCGAGTTCGCCCGTGCTCACATGGAGGTTTACTACGTCCAGCCGCTGCCCCCGAACGCGAGCGCCGAGGCCGTCGCCTCGTGGCGGGCCGCCGTCGACGCCAAGCGCAGGCACGTCCGCGAGGAGCTGGTGCAGGTGGCCGCGGTGGCCGTGGCGATGATCGAGTGCTGCGATCGTCAGCGCTGGAGCCCCCAGTGAGCAGGACGCAGGATGCAGCTCTGGAGGTCGCGCGCCTGAAGGCCCAGGCCCGCGGCGAGGGCCGGACGATTCTTGCGGTCGACCCCGGCACTGCTGCGACCGGGGTCGCCCTGCTCGTCGATGGCGAGCCGTGGTTGTTGACCGTCATCCGCGCCCGCGGCGTGACGGCCGAGGAGCGCCTGCCAGCTATGTGCCACGACGTCGCCGCGTTCGTCCGTCGCTACCTGGACGAGACGAACGTCGACACCGTGGCCCTGGAATGGCAGGCGATCCGGCCAGGAGACAAGCGCCCGAACGATATCTTGCATCTCTCGATCGTGCTTGGCGCCGCGCTCGCTGGCTTCCGTCGTGATTCCGCAGCGAGACTTCTCACGCCACTCCCGGCTGCGTGGAAAGGCAACACCAAGCCCGAGATCTTCGACCGCCGCATACGCGAGCACTATCCGACCGCAGCCGAGAAGCTGCACGACGTTCCCGCTCACCTTCAACACAACGCGATCGACGCCCTGGGCCTCGCCTCCTGGGCCATCAACCGATGCCTTCCCTGGAAATCCCTGTAACTCTGCGATTCACTTGGTGGGCGCGCCTTCTGTGGCGCCTGCGGTGGTTGCTCCGCCGAGTGCCGGGCGTCCGTTACCTCGCGTTCCTCGCGATTCGACGCGGAATCTATATTTCGGTCAACGGAGACGAAGAGAAACCGTTATCTTCAGCACATCCGCCAATGCGGCCTTGACGTGCCCGCGAAACTCACGGTTGACGGTGGCCTGCACGATGGCCGGCGCCTTGTCCTTGAGCCGCTCGAAGAACGGACGCCCCTTCGCAGGGCCGACTCTCTGCGTGACGATCAGCTTCCCCTCCTGCACTAGCCGCCGGAACTCTGCGGGGTCGAGTCGCAGGCGCCGGATCTGCGCCGCGCGCACCGGGTAGTCCCGGCCGCCGGCAACGCGAGGGTCGTCCTCGATGCGCGCGAAGTAGACGAGGAACTTGCCGTTCACCGGCCTGACCGGCCCGCGCCCGTCATGGTAGTAGATGGCCCAGTAGTGAGGGATGAAGAGGTCGGCGCCGATCTCTCCCGAAGGCAAGACGACCACGCGCGTTTCGAGAGCGCGGCGCAGGGTCTCAGAGCCGATCGTCGTTCGAACGCGCGTGGCGAGCCGTTCCGCCATCTTGCGGGCCAGCTCGATCTGGAAGATCAGCGGGTCACTACTGACCACGGCGCGCGGCGCGCTCCAGCGCCTCGGCGAGATCCAAGGTCGACTTCTTCAGTCCTTTGTCCAAGTCTCGCCCCTCGGCGGCCGCCTGCGGGAGCTGCGGCTTCATGCGCGCCATCGTGTCTGCCGGCTTCAGCTTCTCGGTCGCCTCGGCCATCTCCTCGATGATCGTGCGTAGCTCGAAGTCCGGGCGCGTGAGTCCCAGACCGCCGTTCCGCGCCGGGTCCCCCAGGCGCGAGCCCAGCATCGTCTCGAAGTGTTCTTGCTCGGGGCCGATCTCCAACGTCTGGAACACCATGAGAGCATTCGTGCTCTCGTTCGTGGCGCCCATCTTCCCAGGGATCAAGATGCCGGCGAGTGATGGCGGCACGCCGTGCGCGGACACGATGGTCGTGCTCAGGGTCTCGCTCATGTCGCGGAAGAAGGTGCCGTTCTGGATGCCCTCCATCGCGAGCTTCTCCATCTGGACCTTGATGTTCGGGTCCGGGATATTGAAGACCGATGCCTTGTGCTGGTTGCCGAGGCCGACGTAGCCGTCGAACGTCTCCGTGATCGCCTTCCAGGTCTTCTTGTCGGCCTTCGCCCCAAGCAGCAGCATCAGGAACTCAGGCACACCGCGGTTGACGTGGAAATCGAACTGGTGCTGGTGTAGCGCCTGGACCAGTTCCACCAGGGCGGATGAGGCGAGCCATTGCGGCACGCCATACCAGCGGTCTAGAGTCGTGGGCTCCGCGATGTGGATCATCTCGGATACCTTGCCCTTTTCGAGCTGCTCGCTCGGCACCGGCATGACGCCGATCGCGATCGGCTTCCGCGCGACGAAATCATCTCGGTCTCCGTAGGCCGCCATGCGGACGTCGCCGCCGACGCGACCGCGCACCATGAAATGGATGTTGCGGCCGAAGTTGTCCTCGACGACGATGCGCACGTCGGTTGCCGGTTGCCAGTGCAGGCCCGTGATCTTGCCACCTTCGTCGCGCACGACTTCGAGGAAAGCGTTGCCGACCTGCCAGTAATCTTCAGCGAGTTGGTCAAGGGTGTGTTGCCACGAGTGCCGGCAGAGGGGATCGAGGGTCTCCGCGACCTTGCTCGGGTTCTTGATCTTCCGCTTCGGCTTCGGCTTCGGCACGCCCTCGTCGGTGAACTCCGGATCGGGGCCCGGCTCCAGGTCTTCGGCCAGAACGTGGCCAAGCCCGACGAGCGCCTTCGTCTTCGCTCGGATGCACGCCGAGTGATGGACGTTGTGGACCTTGAATCGCGCGGCCGCAAGGAAGTCGAATGGGTGCTCCTTCTCGCCCGCCTCCTCACCAACCGATGACCCCGGTGGCTTCGAATCGTCGCCGGCGACAGCCTTGAAGATGCGACTGTTGGAAAGGAGGTCTCCCAGGTCCTTGAGCTGGGCCTGGAGCTGCCGCGGCGCCGCCCGGTAGACCACCTTGGCGAGCGCCTCGGCGGGTTCCTGGGGCTCGGGGACGGCGTAGCGGTTCCGGCGGGGGGTATGGTTCATTCTGAGAAGATGTGGTAGACTTCTGGCGCCTCGGCAAGGATTCTACCACATGACGACCCCCAAGCGCCGCATCAAGCGAGGACGGATTACGCACGTCTCGCTGTGCCGACGCGCGATGAATCAGCTCCCCGTGCTCATGAAGTCTGGGGACCGGGTCCAGATCGAGCTGTTGACCAAGGTGCAACCCGAGGGGCTGCTCCACGCGCTCGTCTACGTGCCGGAGGAGAATGGCGCGGTGGATGGCGAAGGTGACGTCGCGCCGGCCAAGGTCATCAAGCAACTCGCTCACGATTTCCTCGCGAACGGCGGGAACATCGACATCGAGCACAATCTCCAGACTCTCGGCCCCGACAAGATCCGAGTTGCCGAAACCTTCCTCGTGCAGAAGGGCGACCAGCGTTTTGCGGACTGGAAGGACTACCAGAACCGTCCGGTGAATGCCGAGGGATCCTGGGCGCTCATCCTGAAAGTTCTCGACCCCGAGCTGCGCGGCGCCGTTGAGCGCGGCGAGCTGAACGGTGTCTCGATGTTCGGCCAAGCCGAGGTGGAAATCCTCGGGAAGGCATCTACCACCAAAACCACTACCAACATGACCAACGAAGAGATGCAAGCTCTGTGCGAGATGCTCACCAAGAGCCTCGCTTCGGCCCTGAAGCCGCCCGCCTCCCAATCCGCCCCGGTGCCGCAGATCCCCTTCGAGGGCGATCCGCTGAACCCTGAAGATCTCGCGAAGCACATGGACAAGGTCCTCTTCGCGTCGCTCGATCTCAGCAAGCCGGCCGACATCGCGAAGTGGCAGGGCCACGTCGCCAAGCGGCAGTCGCAGATCGCCGCGGCCTCGGAAACGGACGAGCAGAAGCTCGCGAAGGCCCAGGCCGAGCTGAAGAAGGCGCAGGACGCGCTCGCGAAGCTCCAGAAGGGCAGCAACGCGCCGGTGAACACCAAGCCGGAGGACGGCGGCGAACCGCAGGTCGGGCTGGCGAAGTCCGAGCAGGACCAGATGAAGGCCGGCCGCGACGCGATGAAGAAGTTCCAGGGCCGGGGCAAGTAGGCCCGCCCGTCTCCCCATACTCCAACCCCCGACAACTGAAACATGGCTCTCCAAACTCATGAACTGTTCGCCGGCCCGACCAGCGTGCCGGTCAAGCCCCGCATGGGCGCCCAGGACGTCAAGGTCCTGAAGCTCGCGGCCGGCACTGCGTTGCTGCCCCTCGGCACTCCCCTCGCCTACAACACCTCGACCGGCTTCTGGGTCCCCTTCGTCCATGGAGGCATGAACGGCGAAAACATCATCCGCGCCTTCGTCTACGAGGAGCCCGTGCAGCTCCTGGCCGGCGGTGAGGTCTTCGCCGTGGCGCTCTGGCGCGGCTACGTCTACGAGGCCGATGTCAACACGGCCGCAATTCGCGCCGTGCTCGGTGGCTCGCCCTCCGAGGCAAACGTCCAAACGGCGCTGACCGGCGGCACCCCGTCGCTGCGTGAGCTGGGCATCGACGTGCTCGGTCTGGCGGGCGTCAGCTAACCCGCGCTCGGGGCGCCTGCCGGCCCCGATCTTCACCTTCTCGAACCAACCAAACTCCCCACCCCTCCTACCCCGAAACATGGCCGAAACCCGCGATGTTCTCTCCTGGGCGTCGATGACCGCGATGGTCAACGAAGTGAAGACGCCCAACCGCTTCCTCCGAAATCTGCTCTTCTCCAACGACGACCCGCGCCCGACCGAGGTGCTGGAGATCGGTATCCTCATCGGCGACCGCATGGTCGCTCCGTTCGTCCGGCGAGGTGCGCAGGCGATCGAGATCACCGGCTTCCAGGAGAAGATCTACAACGTGACCGCTCCGAACATCCGGATCAAGCGGCATCTGGAGGCTTCCGAGCTGTTGTTCGTTCGGCGCGTCGGTCACGTCATCCATGCCGACGAGGGCGAAATCCTCGATGCCGCGCAGGAGCATGTCGCACGCAACTCGCTGCGGCTGGCGCAGGTCGTCGACGAAGCCGAGGAATACCTGTGCGCGCAGGCGATTCGCGGCGCGATCAGCTACTCGGTGGACGGGGAGGAGATCTTCTCCATCACGTTCCCGCGTAGTTCATCGCACGCGATCACGCTGTCCACGTTCTGGGATCAGGCGTCATCCGATCCCGAGGGCGACACTCGCGCCGCGATGCAGCTCGTCGCGGACGATGTCGGTCTGTCCGTGACCGACGTAATCCTCGGCAGCGAGGCGACCAGTGCCTTCCTGAAGAACGCCCAGGTCTCCGGCGACGGCGGCCTGCTCGACAACCGGCGTATCGACGCCGGCGCGCTCGACCTCCAGCAGCGCGTGCAGCAGAGTGGCTCGATCTTCCTCGGCATGTTCCGAGGACTCCGGTTCTGGAGCTACACCCGCAAGACCCAGGTCCCGGCGACCCAGGGCTTGAAGACGCTCACCTCCTTCGATCTCGTGCGGCCGAAGTATGCCGAGTTCGTGGTTGCGGATCCGGCTGCGGAGAACGTGATGTATTTCGGCGCCATCCCGGACCTGAAGGCTCTCCAGGGCCGCCTGTTCCGCGGCCGTCGGTTCTCGAAGAGCTGGGAGCAGGAGGACCCGTCTGTGATGTGGCAGCTCCTGCACAGCCGTCCGCTGCCGGTCATGCGCCGGCCGGACTCGACCGTATCGATGAAGGTCGTCTCCGGCTAAGCCCGGCGACCTTTTGGCAACTGCAAGGGAGGGCGATGGAGCCCTCCCTGCGGCATTGAAACCCTACTCACATGAACCCAAACACCCCTCTCCTCGTCACCGACAAAGGCTCGATCATCCTCCGCGGAGGCCGGATCGCAAAACCCGGCGAGCACATCACCCCCGCCGACTTCAAGGGCTGCGAGGCCCAACTCCGGATCCTACTGGACGCTGGCAACCTGTCCGAGAAGGACATCGAAGTCACGGGCCTCGACATCCAGCGCGTGGACGAACTCCCACCCCCGGTGCCGGGCGACATCGACCTGAAGACCGGCAAGGGTGTTTTGCGTGGAGCCCCAGGCGGCGACGAAGCTGCGACCATCGCTCGCCTGAAGGAGATCAAGCAAGCCCAAGAAGCTGCGGACGCGAAGACCGCAGCGCGCCAGAAGCTTCTGGCAGAGGTCGGCGATTCCGAGCTGACCCTCGAAGAGGCGCAAGCCCTCGGCGTGGTCCACCCGTAACCCATGGCGCCGAACCCGGTTTTTGTGTCGGAGCTGGCTGCCCTCAAGGCGCAGCTCCGGCTGTCGGGCGTGAGTGAGGGCAGCGACGCCCACGCCATGCTCGAAGCGGCCATCCTCCAGGTCCGCTCCGGGTTTTACAGTCGTCTCGGTAGCGCGCGGGTGGCCGAATTGGTGGCCATCACTCCGGTTCCCGCACCGACCACGGACAACCAGATTCTGCGTGCGATCGGTGCTCTATGCGAGGTCCTCTGGATCCGGATGATCCTCCTCGACAAACTGCCTGTGCTGTTCATGGACAACGCGGGCGGCGACCAGGAGTTCATCAATCAGGAGGGCACCTTCCGGTCGATTACGCCCGAGCGGCTCGATCGTGAACGACTTCGTATGGAGACGCAGATCGAAGAGTGGCTCGCGCTCCTGGCCGGCGAGGTCTCGGTGGGTAATGCACCGGACGTCCAGGTCCACACCCAGGTCGACCAGCAGCCACGGCTCTACCCGTTCGGCACCCTCCTCGGCGACAACCCTCGCCTCTGGGGTGACCCGACGCGCACGGTTCCCGGCGAGGTGACCGAATGAACTACGGTGACGCGATCCAGAACAAGCTGGTGTCGCTTGCTGCGGCATTTCAGTTCCCTTCCGTCCACTACAAGCCGATGCCTGTGGGGCAACCCAGATGCACCAACGAGACGAAGGTCGTCCGCCCGTCTGGCGCGATCGCGTGGGAAGAGAGCGCCGTGTTCGGCGACCCAGTGCGTCACCGCCGCACCAGCGATCGTCGCGAGCTGCTCGGCTGGATCTGGCGTCTGCAAATCAAGTTCAACGCAGCCGTTTCCCTGGAGGAGTTCCAGAACTCGCTCCTGACCAACATTCCCCGCGTCCCGCGGAATCCCGCGATCGGGCTCGATCGTCAGGTCGATCTTCTGCTGGAGGACGCCGAATACCAGACTCCTGTCACGCAGCAGCCCGCCCAGGGCACGATCGTAACCTACCGCTTCACCGCTCAACTAACCCCCACGTAACACCTCGAAAACATGGCCATCAATTCCACCGGCAAGCCCGACACTCGCGACTACTTCCTCGGCCGAGGCATCGTCTATCTCGCCGAACTTGACGCGAACCTGCTCCCTGTGAGCTGGCGTGACCTGGGCAACAGCCCTGCGTTTTCCATCACGGTCGAGAGCGAAGAGCTTCTGCACCAGTCCTCGCGAACCGGACTGCGAATCACCGACAAGCGCATCACGCTGTCCCAGGACATCAGCCTCTCGTTCCAGATCGACGAACTGTCGCACGACAATCTCGCGCTCTTCTTCACGGGCGACACGGTGTCGTTGACCAACCCGGCGGTCGCTGGCGTCGCTTCGATGGGTTCTCCCGTCGCGATCACGGCCAACGCAGAACTAGGCAAGTGGTATGACCTGAAGACGGTCTACTCCGGTGTCCACGAGTCGCCCGGCGGCACGTCGGTCAAGACCGCCTTCAGCGCCGACTCGGTTCCGAAGATCCGCCGCACCAGCGGTGTCCCGATGGACCTCGTGCTCGGCACCGACTACGAGATCGATCGCTTCATGGGTCGCGTGTTCGTGAAGTCCAACGCGACCAACGTCGCGGCAGGAGATGACATCGCGTGGTATTCGGCCGCGGACGCAACGGCACCGGCGACTCTCCAGGTGATGCGCGCCCTGAAGGGCAGCGTGCGTGACTTCGCCTTGAAGTTTGTCGCAGAGAACCCGGCGAACTCGGCCGAGAAGATCGAATACGATTTCCACTCGGTCCAGATCAGCGCCGACGGCGATCTGTCCCTGATCGGTGACGAGTTCTCGGTGGCCGGCTTCACCGGCAGCGCCCAGAAGAACTCGAACATCAACGTGGACGCCACCCTCACGGTGCGAGCGTCGGTCCGAGCCTAAGAACCGGCGGTGTGGTAGTCTAGGAGGGGGCAATAGTGCCCCCTCCTTCCACATCCAGACCACATGAAGTTCAAAGCCAAGTTCGCTCTGCTGAAGCGTAACACCGTCACCCGCGAGATCGGCGGGCAGACCTTCACCTTCTACCCGATCTCCGTGCCGATGCTCTTCGAGCTGCGCTCCACGATGGAGCCGCTCATGCAGGGGCTCAAGGCCCTCTTCGCGAAGCACGAGAATGACGGGACGCAGACCGTCGAGGAGACAAAGGATCCGAACTGCTTCGATCCTACCAACCCAAACGCGAACATCGTCTCTCGCGTCACCCATCTTGGCTCTGTGCCAGTCGAGACCGTGAAGTTCCGCGCGGAGCAGAGTGACGTCGCGACGAAGGCGGCCATCGAAGCCGTGCTCGGCGAACAGAACCGAATGCTGCTCGGGCGCGTCCTCGCCGACTCCTTGCGTGACGAAGGCATCCGCACCGACGCAGAGATCGCCGAGTTCATCAAGGACCCAGCCCTTGACCTGCCACTGCTGGTCGAGTTGCTCTCCGGCTTCTTCGCCGTCAACGCGAAGGTTTTCGGCCCTTTCGCGGATCGGGTGAGGTCGCTGGTGAAGGAGAAGGTGGCCCATCTCACCCCCAACGACCCGGCCGCCGACTCCGTGCCCGCAAGCCAAAGCACGGAGCCGGGGAGCTGAATGCAGAATCCTCCTGGGAGGAGATCGAAGAACTTGTAGTCCGCTGCATCCTCGCAACGGGCTGGCGCCTCGATGAAGTCCTTCGGCTCGACGTCCTGACCTTCAACGCTCTGATGGAACGCATCGTCAAGATCACCTACGCCGACCGCGCCGAAGCGGCCTGGGTAGCGACTGCGACGACCAATGCGGGGATGTCTGGCAAGTCGGAACCGATCAAGAAGCTCATCACGTCGTGGACAGAAGAGGCCAATCCGTCCGAGCTGGCTTCGGAAGCCCGCAAGGCCGGGCGTGACGCGAATGCCTTCCTGAAGGACTTCGGGTTGCTCAGCGGAGGGAAGATCTAGACCATGGCTGTCGACCGCGGAGAACTGCGTTACAAGATTCTGGTCGAGGACCAGTTCACCAAGCCGATCCGGGCGTTCCGCACGGAGCTGCTGAAGGCGAAGGACACCCTCGACTTCGTCAAGACGTCCGCGGTCGACTTCCGGAACGTCACCCGAGAGATCGGGCAGGCGACGACGCAGGTGCGGCGCTTTACTACCGCTTCCTCTTCCTCGGCGAGCCAACAGGCGAAGGACCAGAAGGAGGCCGAGAAGGCGCAACGTGAACATCTGCGGGCTCTGAATGCGCGGACGCAGGCCGAGATCAAACAGGGTCGCGAGATCGCGCGGCTGCGCGCCCAGGCAGAGCGCGACCAGCGCGCCCACCTGAAGACGCTCCAGGCGACGCAGAAGGCCCAGCAACAGGTCGCTGTCGCCACGAAGAACTCCGCGAGCCAGTTCAACGCCCTCAACGCCGCATTCGCCAAGACAGACCGAGGAGGGAATCGTCTTCTCTTCACCTTCCGCCGCCTGTTCGGCGCCCTTGCGGCCTTCACAGTCGCGCGGCAAGCGATCGCCGGCTTCGCCGGATTGGTAAGCGGCGCGGTCACGTTCAACCGCGTAATCGAAGAGAGCCGTCTGGGCATCGCCGGTCTCTTCACCGCTCTCGGAGATATCCGCGATGAGGCTGGCAACCTCACGACCGGGCCTGACGCCTTCGCCATCGCGCTCGGCGTGGCCGACGAACAGCTCGACGAGCTGCGTGCGGATGCCCTCAAGACCACGGCCACGTTCGAGCAACTCGTCGATACCTTCCAGGTGGCTCTCGGCCCAGGTCTCGCCGCCGGTCTCTCGGTCGATGAGATCCGCAAGGTCTCGGTGCTCGTCTCGCAGGCCGCTTCAGCTTTGCGCATCAGCCAGGATCAGCTCTCGGAGGAAATCCGCGCCTTGCTGACCGGCGCTGGCACACAGCGAACCTCACGCATCTTCACGGCCCTCGGCTTCAGCGGGCCCGAGATCAAAGCTGCCCGCGACGCCGGCGTCCTCTTCGAGGTGCTGGAGCGCCGCCTGCGCGCATTCGGCAAGGCCGCCGAGGCCGCCCAGAACACGTTCACGGGCCTCTCCCAGCGCCTCACCGAGGCAGTGTCTCTCGTCTCAGGCCGAGCTGGCCTCGGCTTCTTCGTCGAGCTGAAAGACGTCCTGAAGGAGCTGGGAGACCTGTTCGTCACAGTCGAACGCGATGCTGAAGGCGTGATCCAGAAGATCATCCCGAGGCCCGAGGCGGTCCAGACGCTCGCGATCCTCTTCAGCGGCCTCCAAGACGCCGTCGCCACGATCCGTGCCGGTGTCCGAGCCTTGAGCCTCACGGAAGTCCAAAATGCGATCGCCTTGATCGCTGCTGCCTTCCGAGGTATCGCTCAGGTCGTCTCTGGGTTCATCCAAGGACTCGTGACCGGGTTGTCCGATCTGGCCGTGATTGGCCGCAACCTTTTCGCGAGCTTCGACAGTCCGGCATTGCGGGAGGCCGTCAAACTCGCGACTCGACTCGGCGTGCTCCTAGCCGCAGCAGGTGCGGCTGCCGGCCTGCTCTCGGGAGCCTTCCGGCTCGCGATCGCCCCGATGATTCTCCTGGTAAACCTCGCCGGCAAATTGCTGACCGTGGTCCAGGTAGCCTCGATCATCATCGGAAAGATCCCTGGCAAGCTGTTCACTTGGGTCGGAATCCTGGGCGTCATCTTCGCGGCCTTCGGGAAGATCTTCGAATCAATCCTCGGGATCGAGTTGTCGATCGGAGACGTCGCCAAGATCATCGCGCTCTCGTTCGAGACAGCCTTCGGCGAGATCGTGCGGTTCGGCGAGATCGTGTTCAAGGAGTTCGCGAACGTGCTGGTCGGTATCTTCACCGATCCGCTGGGCACGATCGCGGGGCTCTTTTCAGATCTCTTCTCGGGTGTGCTCAAGGTCGCGAGCGGACTCACCGCAGTGCTCGGAATCTCGGAGGACTTCCGCGCCAACATCGAGAAGGCTGTCGCAACCTTCGAGACCCTCAGCCAAAAGACGAAGCCGAAGCCGATCTTCGATACGGCCAAGGATAGTGCTGCACTCAACCAGTTTGTCGCCGACTCGCAGAAGAAGTTCGATGCACTGGCGGCCGACATCGCTAAGCGTAGCGCGAACAAAAAGTTCAACCTCAAGGTAGGGGTCGACACAGCAGGGACTGAGGATACCCTGACTTCACTGCTGCGCTCGGTGAACGAGGAGATCACCGGGTTGCTCGGTGGCGACATCGTCGACGAGAAAGCGATCCTGGACAAGTTGACGAAGGTCACGGACGAGATCCAGAAGCGACTCGGACAAGTCCAAGCAAAGGAACAAGAGGCGCAACTCACCGCGTTCGACAAGCTCATCCGTGGGATGATCTCGAAGAACGAGGACTTCCTGAACGTGCTGCGCAACTCGGTCACCGGGTTCGCCGACTTCGCATCCAGTGCAATCGTCGACGCCTTCGATCCGACGAAGGACGTCGATCTTCGCGAGCGATTCGCGCGATTCCTCCAGGACATCGCGAAGCAGATCCTCCAGACGATCATCACCTTACTGATCGCGACCGCGATCGCAAAGAGGTTCGGCGTGCCGCTGCCCTCGGACAATCAGGCAGTGCCTGACATCCCCGGGCTGGCGGAAGGCGGCGAGGTCCCGGGAGGGAACTACAACATCCCGCGACCGGCGTCCGTGCCGTCCTCGGATACGACCCCGGCATGGCTCACCCCCGGAGAGTTCGTCCAGACGGTCGACGCGGTCCGCCGCTACGGCTTGGATGTCATGGAAGCCATCCGGACAGGAGCCATCGATCCGCTCTCCCTGCGGTCCCTAGCGGGCCTGGACGCCCAGCGCACGATCAAGCGAACGGTCCGGCGCTCGGGGGGCCTCGCCTTCGCCGACGGCGGTCTCGTGCCCTCCGCGAACGTCCAAGCGACCCAACAGACCCTGGCTGCCAAGGACACCGACCAGAAGCCCACGATCGCCCTGATCGCTGGCAATGAGCAGGCCCTCGATCGACTGCTCGCCGGCGGGAAGGGCGCCATGCTAGACTTCATGAAAGCGAACGCTTCCACTATCGACGGGATTCTCGCTCGCAACAGGACGTAGGAACATGACTCTGAAATGGATCGACGGATGTGAGGGCTGGCAGGACGCCACCTACGCGACGCGCGCCTACGCTGACACCGGCTCAGTGTCGACGGCGACACCTGGACGAGTCAGCCCAGGGACGCGCGCATGGTCGCTGAACGGAGGCCGCATGCAGACCCCCTCGCTTGGCGTGCAGAATACTTGGGTCATCGGGCTGGGGCTGTTCTTCTCGCAGGTTGCGGCCGGATTCAAGGTTCGGTTCTTCTCTGGCGGTTCCGAACAGTGCCGCTTCGAAATCGAGAACTCGGGTGGCCTCCCGCGTTTCAAGCTGGTCCGAGGCACCACGACGATCGCGACCGGTTCGACTTTCGCGCTCTCGCAGTGGTTCTACTTCGAGTTCAAGGTCACGGTCCGCACCGGGACGAATGGTGCCTATGAGCTGCGCCAAAACGAGGTGAATGTCCTCTCAGGTTCCAGTGTGAACCTCGCGGACACGGGCGCAGACGGCGCCGATCAGTTCGGTTGGGGCTACCATACGGGCGGCAACACGGTTCGCGTCGACGATATTTACATCCTCGACGACCAAGGCACCGTCAACAACAACTTCAAAGGGGATTCGGTCGCAGTCCACATCCTGCCCTCAGCCGAAGGACATCAAATCGACTTCACACCCAGCACTGGCACGAACAACGCTGCCAACGTCGACGACGGTGCGGCCAGCGGCGCCGACTACAACTCCTCGGACACGAACGCTCACGAGGATTACTACACGTTCGAGGACCTGCCGCCAACAGGGTTGGGCACGATCCACGGTATCCGCGCGAGCGGTTCCTGGGCGATGGCGACAACCGGGTCGCGTGTCGCGCGCTACCGCTACTACAACGGCTCGACCGAGGTCACGATCGGGAGTAATGTGTCGGCGGCATCTACCACCGTTGTCGAGCTGCCGCAGGTGGTCGAGGTCAACCCAAACACGGGCGTCAACTGGACGAAGTCGGAGATCGACGCGGCCGAGTTCGGCGTCGAGGTGGTGAGCTAATGACTCTGCGATGGATCGAGGGATTCGAGACCCGTCAACATTTCAACTTCGCCGAGCGCGTCTACTCCGCCTACGCCGGAACAGGATTCACCAGCACATCGACTGGGCGCAAGCACGGCGCCGCGCTCCTGGGCACCAACAACCAGTTCAATACGAGGGCTCTTGTTGGATCCGTGCAGAACACCTGGATCTATCAGTTCGCGGTGCGCAAGCTGGACGACACTACGATGTCCAGCACGGTCGTCTTCTCGCTGAACAACTCTATCGGTGAGCAGCTTGCCGTCCATCTTGTCGAAGCGGCTGCGCCGAATGCCGGCAGTTTCCGCGCCGAGATCCGTCGCGGCGCCACCGTCCTCGCTACATCGGCGAGAGTCTTCAATCACTCGGAAACTCAAAAAGGCTGGTGGGTGTTCCAGCTCCAGGCAACGGTTCGCACTGGCACGGACGGTGCATACGAGCTGAAGGCTTGGGACTGGCTCGGCAACGTTTCGACGATCATCTCCTTGACGTCAGGCGTCAACACCGCGAACCAAGGAACAGACGGTGCCGACCGGGTGACGTTCCGAAACGCGAGCAGCGCAAACTTCTACCTCGACGACATCGTCGTCATGGATAGCAACGGCTCGGTGAACAACGACTTCACCTCGACACCTCTGATCGTTTATGGCGAGCTACCGAACGCAGACGTGGGTGGCGAGCTGGATTGGGTCCCCAGCACCGGCACGGCGCACTTCAGTCTCGTGTCGGATGGAGCCACCGTTCCTAGCGGCACCGGCGAAGTGACCTCGGACGTGGTCGGCGATGTCGACCTTTACGGCTTCTCCCAGACGGAGTTGGACCTGATCCCTACTGGAGCCCCACCGACGGTCGCAGGCATTATGGTCGACGTCGAGGCTTTGATGAAGAACTCAGGCACCCGCACTGTGCGCGTTCGATTCAAGGACAGCTCGAATCAGGCTGACGACACGACCGATCTCGTCTTCAGCGATACCGCGAAGATTTCCCGCCTCGCAGTCCTGGAGCAGAATCCGACCGGGGTGCCGGCGGCCTGGACCGTAGCAACCCTCAAGACGATCGAGCTGGGCCCGAAGAACAACGCCTAGCGCACCATGGTCGCCATCCGCCTGCACCGCTACGGCATCGAGGCCCTGGAGGATTCCCCCTCCCAGGTCGGTGTCCACCGCGTTACCTACGAGGTGGCTGCGGAGACTGCTGCGGGTGGCACCACGCGATTGCACCGCTACGGCATCGAGGTTCTCGCGCAAGTCGCCGCGAATGTGGGCGTGCAGCGCGTCTCCTATGAGGCTGCGGCCGCGGAAACGGGTGGCGGCGAGGTGCAGCTTCATCGTTACGGCATCGAGGCCCTGCTCTCAAACGTCGCGAAAGTGGGCGTGCAGCGCGTCTCCTATGAGGCTGCGGCCACGCAGACGGGCGGAGGTGCGCTGGAGCTGCATCGACTGGGAATCGAAGTGCTCGCGAGGACGGGTGTGCCCGATCCGACACCTCTCACGCTCGCAACGGACATCGAGTTCTTCATGCACAACTGGGTCGACGAGTTGACTGTCGAAACATCGTTCACGACCGACGTCAATAGATCGCCGGATACTTTAGCCGAGGAGCGCCGCTCGCTCGTGCAGCGCCCCGAGCGCGTGCTGACCTGCCTGTGGACACGCATGGGCAAGACCGAGATCTATCAGCTCCGCTTGCTACTTCGTCGTCTGACGAACGAGAACCTCCAGATCCCGCTCTACCCCGACCTCGCCGCGGTCACCGCAGATGCCGCATCGCCTGATACCCAAATCTTCCTCAACACCACGAGCAAACGCTACTACGTTGGCGCCCGTGTCTTGATCTTCGACGGCATGAAGACCTATGTGGCGCGCGATGATGTGCGCACCGGCATCATCACCGAACTCGCCTCGGGCTACATCAAGATCGGCACTTCGATCGGGATCGCCCTGACCGCCGGCAAACATTTCGTGGTGCCGCTGATCGACTGCGAGGTGGTCTTGGAGCCCGAGATCACGATGCAGACCGCCCAAGTCGGCGAGGTCGAACTGACGGTCCGAGAAAAGCGCGGCAAGAACGCCCTGCCTCCGCTGGCCGTCGGTCTGCCTCCCGGCTTCCCGAGTCGGCTGGGGCGACCCGTATTCGAGATCGAGACGAATTGGATTCGTGGCGTCAAGACCAGCTACCGACGATACGGAAGCGAGCAGAGGATCGGGCGGCGCCTTGTGCCGCTGCCCGATGGCGACCGCTACGCGCAGGTGCAGGAGTGGGAACTGGCGCCCGTCCAGCGTCCTGATTGGAGCCGGATCGCCTCGATGTTCGATAGTCGCCGCGGCCGGGCAGAATCGTTCTGGGCACTCGACCGCGAGTTCGAGTTCGAGGTCGCGAACACTTCCGCAATCTTCATCGATGTCGTGCCCTTCGGTCGGTTTGTCGACTTCAACCAGCTCTGGACAGAGGCCAACATCGCGGCCGCTATCAGAATGAAGGACGGCACGATCCATCTGATGCAGATCAACACGGTCAGCGACAACGGCTCGACGTGGCGTCTAACCGCGGTCGGGGGACAGTCCATCGCCGACCCGATCGACCTGTCGCAGATCGACTTCTTCGCGCGGGCGCGTCTTACTCGATTCGATTCGGACGCGATGCGAGAGACCTGGAAGACGAACGATGTGTGCGAGATCCGACTCTCCACTGTCGAGGTGCAGAACGAAAAGTCGGTGGATTTCGACGCATGACCTTCAACGCTCTGGATCTACCCGTCAAGGAAACGTGGCAATTTGCGAAGTTCCTCCGTGTCGCGGATGATTTCTGCGTCGGCGCTTACACAGACCGCGATAGCGACACCGAGTTCGAGGGTCAGGTCTACACCAGCGAAACCTCGATGGAGATCCAGCTACCCGAAAACAACGGACTGCTGAACGAGTCCCCCTGCAACATCGTGCTGCCGCTGCTGGCCGGCTTCCCCACCGACCTGACATCGGGTGCTCCCTACCCTCAGACGCGAGTCGAGGTCGTCGAGTTCATTAGAGGCGAGGGCGCCAGTTCGGTTGCCCTGCGCACATTCAAAGGTCTGATCGCGGCCGCACGCCGCAACCTCGCCGGACGGAGGAACTTTATCGGGATCTCGGCATTGCCTGTGAAGGCACGTCTCCAGACTATCACCCTGGGCGAGCCGTGCAACCACCAGTGCATCAACCGTCTGGGTGACGGGCGTTGTCAGGTGATCTTGAGCGTCCCACCAAACAAGCACAACGTCACGATCTCGGCCATCGATGGCACAGAGGTCACAGTCAGCGACTCGATCACCGCGGGGCTGGAAGATCGTTTCTACCAGCGGGGCTACATGCTCAAGGATGGCCTGGAGATCGGCGTGCAAGACTGGCGCAACGAGGTCGAAGGCGACAAACAGGTCTTCTTCATGAATCGTCGACCGCCCTCTTCGTGGATTGGTGCCATCGTGACCCTCTTCGCCGGCTGCGACAAAACTATCGAGACCTGTCGTGATCGCTTCGGCAACGAGGAGCACTTCAACGGCCGCGGTTACTCGATGCCTGCCTATCATCCAAACTTCGAAGATGGTGGGGCACGACAGTGATCTCCTATCACCCTATCGGACTGACGTGGCAGTCGTTCTCGATCGCCGACACCGGGATTTACCGGGCGCGCGAGAACAACTTCCTTCGTCGTCTAGAGAAGGTGCTGGTGGAGTGGGAAGGCACGCCCTACCGCGACGGTCAATCGCTGAAGGGCGTCGGCACCTACTGCACGGCGTTTCTCTGCGCGGTGCTGGACGAGCTGTATCGCCGGCCGCAGCCGACACCCTTGCCCGAGATCCCGGTCGATGCCGCGATGCACGATCGTGCAACGGCGCTGGGGGGACTGAAGTGGTTCCTCTCGCACTACCCCAATCACGAGAAGGTAGAATGCATGATCGTGCAGCCCGGCGACGTGCTCGTGACCGGGCCGCGAGGCGGCGGGCCTGGACATGGTATCCTGGTAGGGCCGCGTGAGAACACTATCTGGCAGTGTTCGGGCGGCTCGGTCCACTACACCGGCATGGCTCTGCCGGACCCTTACGAACTTCACGCCATCTATCGGATGACGGATCGCCTCGAATGGTTGTAGAACTCGGCCTCTTGGTGCTCTCGGTCGGACTCTCGCTGCTGGCGGGATATCTGCTCCGGAAGAAGAACAAGTCGCTCGTGCAGGACGACCGTCCTACCACGCTAGCGACCAGAGGCAGCTACATCCCTCTCGTGAAGGGCCGCCGGCGCATCGGTGCTGTATTTGGCTACGCCGGCAACCGCAGCACCAGGAAAGAAAAACCTCAAGGAGGAGGGAAGGGCTCCGCCTTCTCGGGGCCGAAGGTCGATGTGTTCTTCGAGGATGGTTGGCACCAGCTTTGTGTCGGGCCGATCTTCGCCTTGCATGAGATCGAAGAGAACGGGGTCCCGATCTTCACCGGCCCGATCACCGCGGTCTCGCATCCGAGTGGCTCATTAGTCCAGACTTCGGGAGGCGACTTTCGCATTTTCTGGGGCGAGATCAACCAGCCGGTCAACACCTATCTCGGAGACTCCTCGCGCGTGGGGATCTCCTCGCGCTGGCCACAGATGTGCTACATCGAGTGGCGCGCGAAGCGGCTGGGCCAAAGCCCGAACTGGCCGCAGATGACCTACGTGGTCGAGTCGCGACCGCAGACCGTCCATCTCACACAATCCCCCGGATACATCCCGCAGACGTTCGTGCTCGGAGCCGAGAGTTTCCCGATCACCGGTCGCCTGAACGGCGCGCCCGGCACCGGTTACTGGCAAATCGCCTCGGGCTACGCCGACAAGTTCAAGCCCGGCATGCGCATCAAGATCGACGACAACGTCGGACTCGGTGTGGACACGGACTATGACGTGCGCTCGGTGCAGGTCGTGGACATCGGCACGGGCATGGGCATCCCGCCGAACGTCGTGCTCGTGACGCGCATTTTCGTCGATCAGACGATCACCGGCGCCGACATCTCGGGCTCGATCGTGCCCTACGTCGGCGCGAAAGATGATGGCTGGAACGGCGCCCACATGTTCGCGGAATTGCTTTTCGATCCGTGGCCGGTGGGCCTCGGCCTCGACAAGTCCGAGTGGGATATGGCCTCTTTGGAATCCCTGGGCGACCTGCTCGACACCGACAAGGAGAACCTGCGCTGCTCGTGTCTCGCGCCCGACGCACAGGACGTCCGCGGGCTATTGGGCGGTCTGATGCAGGACCTCGGCGTCCTGTTGCCGCTGAACATGAGCACGGGTCTGATCGAGTTCCTCGCGGTGCGCAAGCCGACCGGCACGATCCCTCTCGTGACCGAAGATGCGATGCTCGATCGACCTGAGATCGAGGTGATGCTGGCTGACCGTCCTGTTGACCGGATCGTGTTCTCCTTCAGCGAGGAGAGCAATGCCTTCCGCGACGTCACGATCGCCATCGATGAAGATGGACAGGCCGCGCTCGCCGAGTTCTACCGGGCGCGCAGTGTGCAGATCATCGCCTCGACGCACTTCGATTCCTGTGCCAGAATCGCGGAGCGTCGCTCGTTCGAGGAGCTGGCCGGCGCCGCCCAGATCCGGCTCTCGCTTGGGCGCGCAGCGCGCGCATTGCGTCCCGGTGAGGCCATGGTCGCCAACGGGTTCGACGAGGTGCTGCGCGTTTCCCAGACGAAACACGATCCGCTCTCGGGCAACGTCGAGGTAACGGCGCTCACCGACTTCTACGGCGCCCCGCTGTCCGACTTCGTCGTGGGCCGCGGAGTCACGGCAGGCGCCGGGAATCAGGTCACACTCGACCTCGCCTACAAGATCGTCGAGCTACCCGAGATCCTCACAGGGCCGGGCGGTCCGCAAACCGCACTCATCCTCGCGATTCGTGCGCACGCGGCCATCAGTGGCCACAACCTGCATATCTCTGGCGACAACGTAACCTACACGTTCTACGCCGAGGACTTGACGATCGTCACGGGAGGCACACTGAGCGAAGAGTTGCCCTCGACGGGCCCGTGGGAGATCGCGCAAGGTCCGACGTTCTCCGTGCTCGGACCGGACATCAGCTCGGTGCTAGATCTCTCGTCAGACAATGCAAGCTGGCGCGGCGGCCGGCAGCTCGCCGTGTTCGTGAATCCCACGACGCGCGAGTATGAAGTCGCCTATCTCAAGAAGGTGACGCCGATCTCGGGCTCGACCTACCGCCTCGACGGCCTGATCCTGCACCGCTACGACTCGCGCCCTCTGACCTTCCCGGTCGGCACCCAGGTCTTCATTCTCCAGAACGACGACGGGCTGGGCATCCAGGACCCGCTGGTGGCACCCCAGGTCATCCTCTACGGCAAGCCCGAGCCGTTGGGCATCGGCACGATTCCGCTGTCCCAGATCCCTCCAGAAGCCCTCACGCTCTACGGGAAGGGCATCCGCCCTGTCCCTGTTTCCGGCATCCGGCTGAACGCAGGATCCGGCACGGCAGGGCCGGGAACGGCCGGCTGGACGGACTTCAGCTACAAGCCTGCCGGTTCCTCGCCGGCTGACGATCTGGTCATCCGCTGGGCCTATTCGACACCTCAGACACCCGGTTCTGGGTCTGGAATCTTCGGCTGGGGGAACCTCGTCGGCGATGCCTTGCCTGAGGGAGACTTCCTCGTCGAGATCCTCGACTCCTCCGATGTCGTCGTCAGAACCGTCACGCCGGCGATCTCGTCGTATACTTACCTGCGCACAGATCGGCTCGCCGACTTCGGCGCTTCCGAACCTGCACTCTTCAAGGTGCGGGTGACGCAACGTCGCGGCGGGTTTTCGTCCAGCCCCCTGACTCAGACCTTCACAAAAACCACATGAGCCGCTACGCACGCCAAATCCCCAACGCTGGCGAGGCTGCCTGGGACAGCAAGATCAACGACAACTTCCAGAACGTCTTCGACCGACCACTCCCGCTCGTCAAGCACGCTGGCGATCTCGCTTCGCTTCAGTCGACCTTTCCTGCGAACCAATACGATCAGGCATTGGCGATCTGCCAATATTCGAGCACCGCAGGCGACGGCCTGATCCTCGCCGTGTCGGACGGCACCGCGTGGCGCGCGTTCTCGGCATGGCAGCTCTCAAACCGGGCTCTGCTGACCGAGAACCCGTCCTCCCCGCTCACGGTGGACAACAGCCACGACTTCGTCTACAAATCGAACTCGACGGCGCTGACCGCCAACCTGCCCGCGATCGCCGGAGCGAATAAAGGCCGAATGATCCGCTTCAAGAACAAGGCCGGCACCTCCAACAACCTGACCATCTCCCCAAACGGTGCCGACACGATTGACGGCGCCGCCTCCCTCGTCCTTACCCCCAGTCAGTCCGCCCGACTCGTGTCCAGCGGCTCGGGGGATTGGCTCGTGATGTAATCCTCCAATGGCAAACGCTCTCTACGACAGCTACGTCAACTCCTACATGACCCAAGCGGCCAATCAGGTCGATTTGGATTCCGGCGATATCCGAGCCATCCTCGTCGACGGCGCCGATTACACCCCGAACCTCGCGACCCACGACTTCCTCGACGACGTGCCGATGGCGGCCCGCGTCTCGGTCGTCGCGCTGGCCAACAAGACGGTGACGGGGCGCGTCTTCGACGCGGACGACACCACTTTCCCAAACGTGAGCGGCGATCAGTTCGAGTATGTGATCCTCTACAACCACACCGGTGTCGAGGGCACTTCGCGGCTGATCGCGCTCTTCGACACGGCCACCGGCCTGCCGATGACGCCCAGTGGCTCGGACATCATCGCGCAGTGGGACAACGGCGCCAACAAAATCTTTCGGTTGTAGTCGTGAGAAAAATCATCGTCTTGAAGCGGACTCAGAAGGCGCCTCAGATCGAATATCAGGTCGCTTTCTGGCTCGACACTCCCAGCGGGCGCCAGTCGCTGCTCGCGAACGCATTCGCCACCTCGCAGGTCAAGACGATCACCGCACAAGAGTTGGCCGACCTCCGCGCTGGCCTCTTCCGCGAGCAGATCGCCGTGGTCAACATCGTCCCCGGCTCCGGCCTCGCCGTCGTCCAGGCCGACATGGAAGCAATGCACCTACAACTCCAGGACGCCTGGACGAACGACACCTCCTTCGACCGATACAACAGCTCGTGGGACGGCACGACCTGGACGATGCAGAACAACCCGTAACCTATGGCCGACCTCAAGCAAGCATTCGGTTCGAGCACCACGATCACGATAACGCTCGCCTCGCTGGGAGCGGCCGCGCGCGAGAGCGCCAACGTCGACAACGGAAGTAATCTCTTCCTCGACGTGATGGTTGTCGTGCAGGCCAAACTCCAAACCGGCACCCCTAGCGGTGACAAAGCGATTTACGTCTATGCTTACGGTTCGGAGGACGGGACGAACTACGGCGACAATGCTACGGGTTCGGATGCGGCGATCACCCTCCGCAGTCCGACCAATCTGCGACCACTGGGTGTCATCGCCTGTCCAGATGCCGGCGGCCTGACCTACAAATCGCATCCGATGAGCCTCGCCGCAGCGTTCGGCGGAGTCATCCCGCGGAAGTGGGGCATCGTCGTGCACAATGCATCCGGCGTCACTCTGAGCGCCACCGGCGGGGACCATGCTTGCCGCTATACCGGCGTCTACTACCAGACGGTGTAATCTATGGGCGCCATCCAAAATCTGAGCGATCTCCTTTATCGCCTCACTCTCGGGGGCGGGAGTCAACAGATTTTCGTCTATAAGGACGCCCGAGTGGGCGGCGCGGCCGCCGCGGCTGCCATTGCGGGCCGTCTGATTTCGCTATGGCAGTATGACGGGAGCCAGGGGTTCGGTGCAGTCGCCTCGGCAAGCGGCACCGTCTACGACAACACGACAAACGGCGGCATGAAGCAGACGGATCCCGCTGGAGGTAACCAGCTTTGGCTGGTCGGCGTCTCCGGCGCATGCCTTGCACAGGGTACCCTCATTCTGCTCGATCGCCTCGTCGCCGAGTCGGGCAACTCGGGGACAGTCACGAGCGCTCAAACATTGACGGCATGCACGACCGGCTCGGGGCGCTACTCGGGCGCGGAATCTGCCGGTAATCAAATCTGGATCGAGATCACGACCCAGATCGGCGCTACGTCGACCACCGTAACTTGTTCCTACACGAATCAGGACGGCACGAGCGGCCGCACGACCACGGCGACGGCCTTCGGCAACACCGGATTTCGCGAGGCGCAACGCTACATCGTCTGCCCGCTCCAGGCAGGAGATACCGGCGTCCGCTCTGTCGAGTCCGTGACCGTGCTCGCCACGACAGGCACGGCCGGCGATTTCTCGGTCTGCATCGTGCGCCCCTTGGCCTACCTGCCTCAGACGGCCATCGGCCAGGGCGTCGTGCGCGACATGGTTTCCGGGGTGCCGGGCCTTATTGAGGTCAAAACAGATGCCTGCCTCACCTGGGCTTGGTATCCGAACACTACAACGATCCCGAGCTTCTTCGGACATATCGTTTTGGTAGAGAGGTAGCCGTGACAATCGGCGCTTTTGAGACCTACCTCGCCAAATTGGCGGCGCCCGTCCAGACGGTTTTGACGTCGCGGACCAGCATCACGACCGTTGCGGGGCGCTTGTATTCGGGTTGGCTGGCGGGGGGCTCGACGACAGGCGCGGCGCCAACGACGGCGGCTGTTCCGAGTCGGACAATCGCGGGCGCGTTGTCTCAGAAAAACGCCACGAGCGGCTCCGCCGTGCAGCGACTCTCGCGATTGCAAGTCTCGCGCGCGAGTGCGGGCATGCTCGTGCTGTGCGATCGCCTCTCGCATCAGGGCGGACTCTCCGGGACGGCGACCGGCGCACAGACAACGAACCTGCCCACCGCGGCCCTCACCCGCTACACGGACGGCGTAGGCGTCATGCTCGGTCTGGAAATCTACACCCAGATCGGCACCACGGCGACTACGATCACGGCCAGCTATACGGATCAGGACGGCAACACGGGACAGACGACGGCGGCGACCGCCTGGGGCGCTACCGGCTTCCGCGAGGCTTCTCGATTAGTTGTTTTGCCACTCGCGGCCGGCGATACTGGCGTGCGTGCGGTGGCCAGCGTGACTGCGGCCGCGACCACTGGCACCGCGGGAAACTTCGGCGTGACGCTCTTCAAGCCTTTGGTTGCTATTCCTTGCGTCGGTTCGGTCATCCAGGATCATGACGCCTTGCTCGGGATGTCGTCTCAGCTCGTGCAGATCTTGGATGATGCGTGCTTGTTCTGGCTTTATGTCTCGACGACCACGACGGCCGGCGTGCTCCAAGCATCGCTAGAGTTCATCGAGGATTAGCCAGTGGCCACCTCCGGACCTTCTGACGTCGGGGACGTTGCGGGCCTCAGTGGACAGGGCGGGACGGGCAGATTTTTTCTGCCGGCGATCGCGCAGGAGCTTGGTCTCCTAGAACTCGTCAGCGCAGGGGATCGCGGCGGCAAGGGCGGGCTCAAGCGCCAGAGAATCGACTATACGCGGACTGCGGGGCCACTGACGCAGGATCTTATCGCCTACTGGCCGTTGCGGGAAGATGGCGGGCGCATCATCGCAGAAATACACAACGGCGATCTGGGATCCTATACCTTCACGAACGCCGTCGAAACCATGCTTGGCCAATGGGGCGGCCGGGCCGTCCGCTCCGCGCCGAACTCATTCACCGACGTATCGCTTGGGCAAAAGCTGTTCGCCGACAAGCCGAAAGCGGGCTCGTTCTCGTGCTGGATTCGTTTTATGAATCCGGACACGCTTGACCTCTATACGTTCGTCATCGGCACCTCGTTGGATGATATTTTGATTCTTGGAACGGATGCCGCAGGCGCACTGAAGATTTATTTCGACAACGAAGATCGCCCAACCCCCAATCTGATCCAAACCTCCGCCGCCCATCTCGGGGATGCGCGCTGGCACCACGTCACCTATTCGTCGGACGGCTCCGCATATAAAATCTATGTCGACGGAGTTTCGGTTGCTCTGACCGTCGTCTTCGGCTCGAATGACGGTGCCTGGGCCAGTGAACTAGGTGTCGATAATCCCTTTGGCTATCTACTCGCGCAAAGCCTCGGCGCCTCAGCCCACGATGTAGGGCTCTCTGATATAGGGCTTTGGCGACGCGCGCTTCGAGACGACGAGGTCATGCGTCTCGCGCGTGAGCCGGATGCAGTCTACGCGCGGCAAGTTCGCACCGTCCTCCTCGATCGCTATCGGCTGCATCCGGCCGGCATCGCCTCGGCGGAGACCTTCGGCACGCTGAAGCTGACACATGCACTCAAGTTCACCGGTATTGCGAGCGCAGAGGCGCTAGGCACCCACGAACTGGCGCATGTCCTAAAACTTTTCGGCATTGCGAGTGCAGAAGCACTCGGCACCCCGAATGTCGCCGCCCTTCTGCGCATGTTCGGAATCGCGAGCGCCGAGTCGCTCGGGACGCCCGAACTCGTGCACCTGTTGAAGATCACAGGCATCGGATCAGCGGAAGCACTCGGCACCCCGAATATCGCCGCCCTTCTGCGCATGTTCGGAATCGCGAGCGCCGAGGCGCTCGGGACGCCAAAGCTCGTCCACCTCCTGAAGATGCTCGGGATTGCGAGCGCGGAGGCTGTCGGACTCCCGGAACTGACACATCTGCTCAAGATCACGGGTATCGGATCGGCAGAGGCTGTCGGACTTCCGGATCTGGCTCACGTTCTCAAGCTGGGAGGTATTGCGCCAGCGGCCGCGCTCGGCACTCCGAATCTTGCGTTGCTCCTTCGACCGTCCGGTATCGGCTCGGCAGAGGCCGTCGGAATCCCAGAGCTGGTTCACGTTCTCAAACTGGCCGGCATCTCGTCCAGCGAAGCGTTCGGGGCTTTGGTGCTTTCTGGGCCGCAAATCACTCACGCAATCGGCATGCTTGCTCGTGCGCGGGCAGGTAAGGTAGACTTGCAAGCGGTCGCGGGCGGCATCACCGTTGCTTTGAGCCGTTCGGGCCAGCTCTTCATGATCGTCAAGATCGGAGGTCTCGATCGCGAATCTGCGATCGGTGATGTCTCCGGCGAAGGAAAAATCTGATGTTCCTCTTCCAGAACGACTACGGGATCGAGATTCGTCTCGACATCATCGACCAGGACTGCAACCCGAAAGATATCTCGAACTCCACTGCACGCGAGTTCGAGTTCGTCAAGCCCGATGGCACCACCTCGACAAAGACCGCGCTCTACATCACGGACGGAACCGACGGTAAGCTCTATTACGTGGTCGAGATGAGCTTTCTGGACCTGCTCGGGGTCTGGACCTACCGCGGCAAGATCACGATCCCTGGTGGCGTCTACCGCACCGAAAAGGTAGAGTTCACCGTCCGATCATGATCGGACGCGGCTGCGTGCGGCAGCCGAAGTGGTAGGGCGGCAGCCCTGCCTTCCGGAAGAACAGCTCAAACTGCAATTCGTTCCCGCGGCGCGCCACTTCGGAGTCCAGGAACGGCCACGCACGCTTCAGCGCGTCCATCTGGCCCCCCAGCGACGCCTTGGTGATGGCGTCGATCTGCGGCCGCACGCGGGACAAAGGGATGATCCGGCCGTTGACCCAACGACAGAAGGCGGTGGTATTGCCATCGATCACGGCGATGGCCTGGAAGGCCCGGATGCCGCCGGCGAGCGCCGCCTCGACACCCGAGAGCCCTGCCCACAGGTAGGCCCAGGCATCCACGGCAGAGGCTGCTGCGGCCTCTGGAGCGAGGGCAGAGGCCAGTTCGGTCTGGAACGCCTCGCGGCTGCCGCCGTCGTCGCCAGCGGCCGCGGATAGCGTTGCAGCGGCTACTGAACGGAGCCCCGCAGTCGTCAGGAAGTCCTCCAGCATCCCCTGGAGCCTGACCGATTGTCCGGTTACGGTCTCCCGCAACATGAGATCGAGCTGAGCGACGGCCGCCTGTCGCAGCAGCTCCATGCGGGCCCCTTCGAAAGGGAAGCCCACCACGCCGGCGCCGAAGGCAAACAGCTCATCGACCGCGTCCTCGACCCGCTCCCGGAAGTCACCCGAGACGAAGGCGCCATAGCCTTGCTCGACCACTGCCAGCAGAGCGGCCAAGATGGCCGCCAGCACATCATCTCGGTCCTCACCTGCCTGCACCAGGGCATCGACGTCTGGAGCACCCAGGTCCTCGGAGAATGCATCCAGGCGGGCCAACAGCTCCCGATAGACGGCTGCCGCGATCTCCTTCAGCTCCCGCTGCACGAACGGATCGAGCAGTCGGATCACGGCCTGGACTTCAGGGATGTCGGCCTTGGCGCACAGGGCGCAGCATGCGGTCTTGTGGACCGCGCGGCGCCGCCAGACTGAGTGGCAGACGGCGGCGCGCTGGGCCTCGTCGGGGAATGAGCGACGCGACTCAGCACTTGCCATGCAGCGCGCGATGAACTTGTCCTGGGACTCGCCGGGATGCGGACGGGGCATTGTTTCCTCCTTGGCTCACTTGCAGCGACTCACGACCTGATAAACCATGGCGTAGGCCACGCCCCACATCGGGCCATGATCGTCGAGCTTGTCGTGAGTCCAGGCCAGAGTGTGCGCGTATTCATGGATCAGCAGATCGGTCCACTGCGCAGGATGGCTATCTGGATTGAAGGTGATGATGAACTGACGGCGCCGATGATCGAAATTGCAAAGGCCCTCTGCATCTTTCATCCTGGCCCATCGCACCCGAACTGGATACATCGCAGGGAGACTCTTTCGCAGCCTGCGAAAATCCTTCTCGATCCTCTGCTTTTCCTGGGCGATGGATAGCCTGCATCCATCCAAGAGAGACAGTATTTTCATAGGTCATCTCTTTGAAGCCGTCACGTTGCCATTCTCGCCCCACATCTTCCTACGAATAGCTCGTTCCTCCTCCGTCGGCCGGAAAACATGGCCTGCAAAAGTCGCGAACTCCTCGTAGATCATGATCGGCTGCGGCACGACGAGCCCGGCGACCGGATCGATCGTGAACACGGCGCAGCCCATCGTCCAGCCCGAGGGGCCGTCGACGTAGTCCTTGCCCACCGCGAAGCCGGCCATCATGCCGGTCGAAGTCCAGGAAAGGCCCGGGTTCGCGAGCGTCGGCGCAGTCCAGACACCCGGTCGGTGGGTATGTCCCGAAGTGCCCGAGAGCCCGAACCTCTTCAGCTCTTCGGCCATCGCATTCGCGGCAATCGAGCGACCGTGCGACACGACGAACGTGTCGTAGTAGACCTTGAACGTCTTTCCAACGTTCTCAGATCGGTCCTTCTGTCGTGGCGCGAGCCAGTTCCCACCGAAAACCATCTCGATGTTGAAGTCGTCGATCCCAAACAAGGCATCCCAGCGGAGGCAGCGCAGGTCGGCCAGTTCGGGCGCCGTGTCCGCAAGATAACGGATCAGTCGGTGCTCGTGGTTACCGATGTGGTAGGTCATCGGCGTCTTCGGGCCGACCACTTCGCGCGTGGGCGCGAAGATGTGGTGACGCACGAAGTCGATCTCATACTGGAGCGAGAGCGAGCCGGCGCCCGGAATTTGCGAGAAGCGGCCGACGGTTGGGAAGTCGACGACGTCGCCATTGAACACGACGAGGTCCGGCGCGACGATCTTGAGCACAGCTAACCATACGCGCAACGCAAAAGGGTCGACCATCTGGCCATGGAAGTCACTACCCACCACGACATGCTTCACGCCGTCCTTCTGCGAGTAAGCGGGCCGCCAGCGGCCGACGGAACCCATGACGCTCTCCTCGGCGTATTCGCGGATCTGCTTCTCGGTCGACAGGCGCGCCGTCAGCAATCGCACCTTCGAGGTGCCTCGTGCGTCGCGCAGACCCGCGGCACGCTCGAACTCGGCATGCGTCCCAAACAGATCCGCTACTAGGATCTCGGGATAGTGTCCCAGCTCACGGTAGCGTTTGCGGCTCGCAGCCCAGCCAGCGTAGGGGTTGTCCGGATGGTTGAAAACGCGAAGCAGGTCCTGGATAAGCAGATCGCGGACCTTCGCGCGCTTCTCGCGGTTGTCGCGGTAATTCTGCCGCAACTCCTTGTTGGCGGCGCGTGCCTCGGCCGCCTTCAGGCACGCCTTCTCGAAGGCGAGCAACAACTTCTCGCGCGGGGTCTTCTCGGAGGGGGATCGACGGGTTTTTTCCATGGTCAGACTACCATACCACGTTTCGGGGCGTTGAACAGAACAGTCGTCCCAGGTCGAGACGTCCACCTGGACAGGTATTTCAAGTGGGGACCCGCCACCCGATCGACGTTCGGCACCAGAACGGTCAATGGCTCCTTGATTTTTTGATCTAGCGTCAGCCCAAGAACACCGGAATGACAGCGCACTACCCCCATGATGTCCGAGTGGGCACAGGTCATGCCTCTACCTGCGGGCACGAACCAAATCCGTTCGCGCAGATCTTCTTCTGCCTGCACGAGCATGTTGTGAGCCAGGATGAAGAAATCGCACGCGTCCTGCTCCGGCGCGATCAAAAGAGTGATCGAACGCGACCAACAGGCGAGTCGCCAGACTGTGACCAGCACGAGGGTCTCGGGGCGCACTCCCACGCTGCTCACGACAGGCTTGCCTTGTAACAGTTCCCGAGCAAGCTTCGAATCAGCACCGGCTGGCGTCGGGTAGCGCAGGAGTCGCCCGAACGATACGAGGTCCGTTCGGAACGTCTCCCAGTTCATAGCAAGCTGTAGGCTTTTCCGAGGGCGGTCCCGGCCCCGCCTGCAAGGAGGAACGCGAACTTCATCAGGCGCGCATGAGATTGCTCGATTCGATCGAGGCGCACAACCACGCCCGGGTTCCCGTCTTTGCCGAGCAACAAAGTGGCCAGTTCACCGACCTGCCGTGTCAAGGTGCCGAGAAGCACTTCGATTCGCGCGAGCTTGACATCACTGTCGGCAGAGTCGTCGCTCATGGCTACCTCCGTGCTTGCTGCACCATCGCATCCATCACAAGCAGCAGCAGTGTTGCTGCGTCTGCATCACTCAGATGCAGGAGATTTTCCATCTCTTCGGGCGCAAGCTGTCCATTTGCGTCTGAGTCGAGCACCGCCATGATCTGCGGAAAGTCGGCGCGCAGCTTCGGCACGAGGTAGACGTTCACGGCGGCACCGCCAAGACCGCGCGCCAGCCGCAGGGCCTGTTGGGCGGCGGGTTCGGCGTTTGGGCCGCCCACACATCCCGAGAGAGTCAAGAGGAAGAGGGGAAGGTAGCGCATGTTGGAAGTCTACCACACCCTGCGCCCGAAGAGTCGGTTCCCCCAGAGCCGCGCATGTCTGCCCTTCGGGGCCGTCCATACGCCACCGTCATCGTCCGGATCCTCGCCCGGCGCGCACGCCTCGCCCTTGATAACCATGTCCGGCCTCTTCGCCGCCTCCGGCCCTTGCGGCACCGGACGCGCGCCTTGCCGGTGACTCTGTCCATCGCCCACGGTCCCGCCTGCGCGAAGCCACATCGAAGCAAGAAGGAGGCTCGCCACGCAGTCGTCATGGGCACCGGGTGGTGCAGCCGCGGTGAGCTTACCGAGGCTCGTTCGCTCGCCGAACTGGTAAAGCTCCATCTCCTCGTAGTAGGTCGGGATGATCTCCCGCCGCGGGAAGAGGATGCCTCGGCGCTCGACAAGCGCGCAGGCGTTCACGAGCTGCGAGTGCTTCGAGGTGTCGCCCTGGTGGCTGGTGACGACGCCACGGACGTTCATGTCCGCATTCCGCATCATCTCCATGATCGGCTTGCCGATCCCGCTCTCGTCGACGTTGAGCGGGCAGTCCGCGAACCTCTCCTGCGTCGCCTTGATCCGCGCGAGCTGGACCTCGATCGGCTGCTTGTAGAAACGCTCGACGTGAACGATTCGCGGCCGCTTCTGGTTCGGCCACGGAGCGCGCACGATGGTCAGAACCGTATGATCGTTCGTCATCGCGAGGTCGAGGCCGCCGAAGTATTCGCCGTTCGGATGCGGCTCCTCGAACCCGTCCAGCACGAAGATCGCATCGAGGTCCTCCTTCGAGAAGACCACGCCGCCATCGACCAACATCTCGGCGCCAAACTCGGCGTCGAAGACCTTGCGCGGGAGGGTCGTGCGTGCGTAAGCGATCTCCTCCTTCTTGATGTAAGGGTTGAGCCACGTCGGAAGCTTCATGCTCACGACACGCTTGTCTTTGCCGTGCTGTCCAGTTCGGTAGAGCGCGGCCGCGTAACCGTTGACGCCCATCGGCGAGGAGATGTGCAGGCTGCGACCCTGACGGTCCACGAGGCGCGTCGAGAGCTGGTTCTCCCAGATGTCCGCATGCGGGATCTTGCACGCCTCGTCGACCACCATGAAGTCGACGGCGTAGCCGACCAGCTTGCCCTTCCCGCCCGCGTCCTGCGCTGTGCGCCGCATGATCCGGCTGCGGCCACCGGACAGATTCGTGAACTCGATCACGCCGTCCGACTTGTTGACCGCGATGTGCCCCTTCAGGTAGGTGCGCAAGATCTGGACGCAGGCATCGAAGACGAGGTTCGCCTTGTCATGATCGGGACCCACGCACCAACCCATGAAATCACCCAGGGGATTGATCTCGGTCGGGGCGCGCGGGCGCACAGCCTCGAACGCCATCTCATGCGCAGCCGCCATCGTCTTGCCAAATCGTGTTCCGCAGATCGCGACAACGGTGCGCACGCCGGGCATCTCCAGCGCACCATGGATCTGCACCTGTCCCCGGTGGGGCTTGTAGCCGACTGAGGTGAAGAAGCCGCGCTTGGAGAGCATCAGTCTCTCATCTCGCGCGCGATTTGCTCCGTGATCTCGGCCAGTTCCTCTTCATCGAGATAGTCGACGGCGTCGCTCACCGTCTCGGAGAAGCGGAGCTTGTTGTCGCTCAGGAGGATCTCAGCTACCAGCCGGAGAAGGATTTCCTTCGGGTCCATCGGGGATGCTCATCTGGGGGTCAAAAGAGAACTCGGGTCCGGCGCCGGGCACGGCCTGTTGGGCCTCGGCGATGCGACCGAGTAGGATGCTGCGGAGGTCGTCGACCTTGTCGCGCGTCAAGCCTTTGATCTCCCGTTCGAGTTTCATCGCCTCGATCAGGGTCCGCATTGCGGCCTCTGGCTTGTCGAAGACGCAGGTCTCCAGGTAGTCCATCGCCTTCTTCTGGAGCAGCTTCAGGCGGGTCAGATGCAACCGGTTGATCTCGATCGCGCCCGGATCCGCGGCGTCAGTGGCCGTGTCCTCGTTGTGTCGGATCTGGAGGGTGGACAGCCGCTCGGGCCACAGGAACTGCTTCGCGTGGCGCAGCAGCTCGTGCGGAGCGATGTTGTCGTGCCGTTTCGCCACGGCCCCATAACTCCGCTTGTCCGCGGGCATGGAGACCCACTCGTCGAAGAGGGCTTCGAACTCTCTCTCACGGGGGGTTCTGGGCTGCGGGATCTCCACGGTGATAGTATACCCCATGCGCTTTCATCGCAATGCCGGCGCCCGCGGGGCGGCCGAGTGGATGTGCCTGGAGCCCGACCAGTCCAGGGTGTTCTGCTATGCCCGAGTGGTCCTCGTCAAGGACGTTACCTTTCAGATAAACGCCGTCGATGGGTGGGCACTTGGGGAGCCTCTCTGGTTGTCGGAGGCCGTTCCCCCGTCTAAGGACCAGCTCTGGCTCCCCGACGAGGTGCGGGACAGGGTCCGGCCAGATCGCTTGCGAAACCTACCAGTGCACGGTTGGTTCCACTTGCAGTTCGTCAAGGGGCGAGGGTTCTATTCCGGAACGGTGGCCCTGGCCGGTGCTCGATGGATGCTTCTCGGCCCGGGCGTCGCAGCAGTCCGCGGCGGTAGGCCCGCTTCAGTGCCTTGAGGAAGAAGCGCGGGCCGTCGACGACCACCGCGTGATCGTGGATGCCTGATATTTTGGACCGTCTTATGAGTCCTTGGAGCGACAGCGCCTCCTCGACCAACACAAAAGAGAAGCCGTGCCGCATGAAGTCGAGCTTGTCCTTGGTGCGGCCGGTCTGCTCTGCAAATTGGCGTGCCTCGCGTCGGAGGGCTTTGGCTACTTTTGCTCTCATTCGATTCTCCAGGTCAGGTTGGAAAGGGAAACATTGGTGGGGTCGCCGTCCAGGAAGACGACATCCCCTTCATTGCGCATCGTTCCCACCGCGCGCGCCGGCGGAGGGCCGACATTGGCGAGAAGCACGAGGTTCGCGACGCACCGCATGTAGCGCACCCCGTCGCGGGTCAGGCGCACCGCCCACCGTTGGGTCTTGTCGAGCCACACCGGCGTCACGTCGTGCGGCTTCTTGACACTGCGGTTCCGGCCGCGACCGATCCAGGAGCGGACCATACCGTCCTGGGAGATCTCGTAACCAGGGAAATCCGGAATGGGTTGCCAGCTCATTGGTCTTGCAGCCTGACGAGTTGCAGGGCTCCATTGGCGTCGCGACGCAAAAGGTAGAGTGCTTCGTTCGGGACAACGCTCTGCGTCGATTTCTTTTTTTTGAGAACCTCAGTTGAGGTTTTGGTCTTTTGCTTTTTCATCGTGGATCAACTTGTGGATGTGAATGCCGAGTTGTTTGAGCCAGGGTCCGAGTCCGCCTCGGGCCACCAGAATCGTGACGTTTTCACGGTCCCCTAATATACCCAAAGGGATGTCGGCGAAGCCAACAACGAAATCTTTTTCCAGCGCCTGCATTATTTTGAGATCGGGGAGCAGGTGGTCGACAAGACGGAACCGCGGCACTAGGGTCAGTTTCGGAAGGAAGGACTTCCACCCGTCTTCATCTGCCTCGCACAGAGCCGTCCCGTAGGAGAACTCGACCCGGAATGGGTGGTGGTCCACGGCCCTGATCTGGATCTGGGTCCCGTCCTCGTGGAGGTAGATATCGCCGGGGATGGGGATCATGGTCGGGGCAGGGTCCGGATGTCGGGCAGATTTCGCATGATGAACTATACCTTAGTTTGTGGTGGCGGGTTCCAGGACACTTTTGCGAGACGTTCCGCGGCCGCTGCTCTCTGCTCCGGGGACATGGGCTTCCTC